AAGATCATTTTAATATACTTGTAGTCTGCACACCTAGCGCTTCGCACTTAGAAGTTGCATCTAAATTTAAAAACATCAAAGATTTAATATTCATTGAGAAGCCACTTGACACATCAATTGAAAGAATTGAAAATTACAGAGATAAGATTGATTTTAAAAAAGTTCATGTGGGATGCAATATTAGATTTACAGAAGCTTGCAAGAATATTAAAAAACTGTCAAAAAATAGCAGAATAATCAATATTGTTTCAATGTCGTATTTGCCAAAGTGGCGACCAAACACAGATCACTTAGACTCATACAGTGCAAATAAAAATCAAGGCGGCGGTGTTATACTAGACTTTATCCACGAGCCTGATTATGTAATGTCCATACTAGGGCTACCTATAAGTCACAAAAATTTTGAAAAGAAGCTGTTTGACAATATTACAAATGATGCAAGTGACTCTGCATTTATAACGTGGGAATATGAGAATAAATTAGTAAACTTTTGTCTATCATATAGTAGCAGAGACTATATCAGGCATTTTGAATGCGTAGATAGTAGTGGCCATATCCATAGACAAGTTATTACAGCCAATGATATTGAAAACTCTTATATTACTCAATGGAAACACATTATTGAGAACGGGCCTACAAATAGTTATGATAGTGCTGCTAATCTTTTGAAGATTCTTATCTAAAAATAAATTTTGATAAATACTACGTTTTTTTGTTAAAATAATCAATTAAAATGGATAAAGTATGACAGAGAATCTTAGTTGGGAAAATGCTATTAGGCTTATGCCCAGAGGCACGCAAACAATGAGTAAGTGCCCAGACCAGTTTGTCGATGGTGTGTATCCCAAGTTCGCCTTAAAAGCATCAGGTGCATACATTACATGCGAAGATGGCAAAGATTATCTTGACTTTATGTGCGGACTTGGTCCAGTTATATTGGGTTACAATCACGAGTCAACAAACAAAGCAATTAAAGATCAGTTAGACAAAGGTGTAATTTTTTCTCTACCCACTTATCTAGAACAAGAATTAGCACAATTAATTGTTGACGTTGTCCCTTGTGCTGAGCAAGTTAGATTTGGAAAAAATGGTACAGATGCTGACCTTGCTGCAGTTAGAATTGCTAGATCTTATACTGGTCGTGAGCATATTGCTAAGTGTGGTTATCACGGCTGGGGTGATTGGCATGCTGCTTCATTACGACCCTATGGTGTACCTAGCGTGCTAAAAGATTATGTACATGACTTTGAATACAATAATCTTGATAGTTTACACAATGTTTTGAAGGCAAATGAATGCGCAGCAGTTATAATGGAGGTGCAAGCATTAACACCACCGGCTGCTGGCTTCTTAGAGGGCGTCAAGCGTTTGTGTCGTACTTATGGAGCCTTGCTTATTTTTGATGAAGTTGTTACAGGTTTCAGGTGGGATTTAGGCGGAGCTCAAAAGTATTATAACGTAACACCAGATTTAGCGTGTTTCGGCAAGGCGATGGCCAATGGAATGCCTATATCAGCAATAGCAGGTAAGGCTGAGTACATGAAAGAGTTGGATCATGCTTTTTTCTCTATGACATTTGGAGGTGAGTGCCTCTCTCTCGCAGCATCAATTGCAACTATCAAAGAATTGCAAAACAAAGATTACAATCACATTTGGCACCTTGGTAGTTTATTTGAAGCAGGAATGAGTGAACTTGCAAGCAAGCATGATTTAGACATAGTATTTGCAGGTTCTGGGCCAAGGCATAACTTAACATTCTCAAATGATTATAAAGATTCTGCTGGGATGAGAGACTTATTTTATCAAGAAATGGTAAGACAAGGAATTTTATTTTCAAACGTACTGTATATAAACTTTGCTCACACAGAATACGATATTCTCAGAACATTAGAGGCAGCTGATGAAGCATTCAGTACAGTGAAAGATAATATGAATAAAATTGACAGTGTTCTAAAAGGAAAAAGATCAGTGTCTGTTTTTAGAAAAAATACTTAGGAAATTATTATGAGCTATACGAGCCAAGTTATTGATAACAAAAAAGATGACAAAACGTGTTTCGGGCAGTTGTTAAGAAGTGCAAGAAATGTTCACACAGGAGTTGATGATTGGAAGCCCGTTTTTGCATTACAGAGAAATAATGCAATGGCAGTGTGGCAAGAATACCATCAAAATAGAGTGTGGCTTGAAGACAAAGAGGCGGTAATAAACAAGTTTATAGATCTTCATAAATGCAAAAGTTACCTTGAAATTGGAGGACAACCATTTGCAGGAGAAAGATCAACATATTATAAAGTAAACTGTGAAAAGAAAGACTCTGTTGACCCTGACCCAAACATACCAGAAGATGTTGAACTACCTAACGGCTCAACACACTATAAACTAACGTCAGACGACTTTTTTGAAAGTATTGAAGATACAGAAAAACTTTATGACATTGTTTTTATTGATGGTTGGCATGAGCACGGGCAAGTTTTAAGAGATATTAATGGTGCACTAAATCACTTGACTGATAATGGCACTATTATCCTACACGATATGGTGCCTCTTACAAGAGACTTAGAAAAAGATCCCCATAGAACGGGATGTTGTTGGCGTGCATTTGCAGATCTTCGTGCAACAAGAAAAGATTTAGATATGTCAATACTAGTCCCGCCATGGGGGTCAGAAGATTCTTTGGGTATTATTAGAAAGGGTTCACAAAAACTATTTGATAAAGAACTAGAATATAATTTTGATTTCTTTTTAGATAACATAGAAGATCTGATGAACTTAATTGATCTAGATACTTTTTATAAAAAATATATTGACAGTCTAGTTGTAGAATAATGAAAAATGTTACAGTTATAGCAGAAGCAGGTGCAAATCATAATAGAGACTGGAATATTGCAGTCAATCTTATTAAAGCTGCTGTTCGTGCAAAGTGTGATATTGTTAAGTTTCAAACTTACTCTTCTGAGAAACTTTACTCTAAGTCGACACCTGACTTTGCTGGATACACAAATATCAATAAATTGATAAAAGATATAGAGTTGCCAAGAGAGTGGCAAAAAGATTTAAAATTATATTGTGATGACTTAGGTATTGAGTTTATGTCAACACCTTTTGACAAGGAAGCAATTGATGAACTCTATGAGATTGGAGTAAAAAGATTTAAAATTGCAGGTTTTGAAGCTACTGATCCTAGAATAGTTAGATACGCTGCATCAACAAAACTACCACTGATTATTACTGCAGGTATTGGTGTTGATCTTAGAATGATAGAAGAAATTTATAACTGGGTAAAAGAAGAAAACTCTGATCCGGACATTACATTTCTACATGGTAACAATGCATACCCAACGCCATTTGAAGATATAAACTTGGGTCAAATACAAGAAATAAAAAAGCTACGTTTACCGATAAGTGTAGGACTATCAGATCACACGCTTGGTATTTTAGCACCTCCGATTGCAGTTGGATTGGGTGCGACAACCATTGAAAAACACTACACTCTTGATCGTACTATGCCAGGCCCAGACCATCCTTTTGCTATCGAACCTGACGAACTTGCTGCAATGGTTGAAAACATTAGAACTACTGAAAATTGCCTGGGTATTAAAAAAGCAAAGACAACAACAAGTGAAGATAGTTTTATAAAAGCAACAAGATCTGTGGTGTCTAAGCGTGAAATAAAGAAGGGTGAACTTATTACATTTGATAATGTAACTACAAAGCGCCCATTCCTAGAAAACTGTGTACCTGCCAAGGAGTTTTATAATATTCAGTCATGCTATGTAGCTAGAAATACAATCGAAGAAGATGATCTGATTACTTGGGACAATATTGTGAGAACAAGAAGATGAATTGTATTTTTGTATCAAAAGATAACATGTGGTCTAACTTAGTCTTTAAAGATTTAAAAAGACAAAAAAATGTTAATTGGCTACGGGTTTCAAGTAAGAAAGACTTAAATCCTGCGCTCGATGTCAACCCTGATTGGATTTTTTTCTTTCATTGGTCACACATCGTTAGTGAAAGTGTGTGGAAAAATTTTAGATGTGTGACTTTTCATACTTCAAATTTACCATATGACAAAGGCGGCAGCCCAATACAAAATCAGATACTTAAGGGTGTAAAAAACTCAAAAGTGAATGCGATAAAAATGACAGGCGACGTCGATGCAGGCCCTGTTTACTGTAGTAGGTCTGTCACTCTTCAAGGTAGTTTAACAGACATTTGGTTGAGTATAGGAGATCAAGCAAAAAATCTCATTAGGAACTGTACGGAAAAAAATATAAAACCAATCGCACAAGAAGCAAGTGATGCACAATATAACAAAAGAAGAAAAACATCTTCAATCCCAGTAAATAGTATTAATGAGGTCATAGAGTTTTATGATCACATTAGAATGTTAGATGCTGAAGGTTATCCAAATGCGTCTGTAAAACTAGGTAATTTTTTAATAAAGTTTTCTAGAGCTTCCATTGAAAATAAAAAAATAAGATGCGATGCACTGATTGAGAAAGTAACATGAAAATTTTAGTTTTAGCTGCCCATCCTGATGATGAAACACTGGGCTGCGGCGGGACAATAGCTAGATTATCTGCAGAAGGAAATGAAATAAAGCTGATCACGTTTACTGACGGTGGCAGTGCAAGGTTTGACGATAACAAAGATGATAGACGAGATACCTTAGGGCAGGTATGTGGAATATTAGGAATTAAAGAATGGGTAAGTCACGATTTCCCAGACAATAAAATGGATCAAGTGCCCATCCTTGAAGTAACAAAAAAAATAGAAAAGTTTGTAGATGAAAATAATTTTGTACCAGATATTGTTTTTACACACTCACCTTATTGTTTAAACGTAGATCATAGAATAGTATGTCAAGCAACACTGACTGCTTTTAGAGGGCTGGAAAGATTTTCTGGAATTAAAATTTTAGCATATGAAGTCCCTTCATCTTCAGAGTGGAATCCAATCAAACAGTTTATGCCCAACACATACTTTAATATCTCAAACTATAATGAAAAAAAATTTGAAGCTCTAAGTGTTTATAACAGTGAGATGAGGCAACATCCACATCCCAGATCTTATGATAATTGTGACAGGCTTGCACTTGTTGCAGGTTCTGAGTCTGGAGTCGAGCGCGCTGAAAGGTTCATGCTTTTAAGGGAGGTTTTATAATGATTATAGGTAAAAAATGTTATTTAACTGGTGTTCAACCAGAATCAATAGAACAGTTAAGAAAATGGAGAAATAATCCAGAACTTAGAAAGTATTTTAGAACCCATAGAGAGATCACTAGCATAATGCAAGAAGAGTGGTATCAAAAAAGAGTGCATAACAACCCTAATCAATATGACTTTGAAATACATGATTCCGAAACTCAAAAGCTTATTGGACATACTGGACTTTACTATATCGACTGGCAAGCTAGAAAAGCTGAATTTGCGATATACGTGGGCGACATGAGCATGAGAGGAAAAGGAATCGGAAGCGATGCTCTAAGAACTTTAGTAAGATATGGGTTTGAAGAACTTAACTTGAATAAGATTTGGTGTGAAGTGTATTCTAACAATAAAGCGCTGGATATCTATAGAAAAATAGGGTTTATTGACGAGGGTACTTTAAGACAAAATGTTTTTAAGAATGGAAAGTACCTTGACGGTCATGTCCTTTCATTACTAAAGTCTGAATGGATAGAAAACAATGAGCAGTAAACTTTTAAAGGTTTAAAACACGTGTCTTGCTGTTTATGATTATTGTGAATAGAGGTACTTAAATGAACTACAACATAGGAATTATTGGAAACGGGTTTGTAGGGTCTGCAATATCAGCAGGCTTTCTTTTGCATGTGAATGATATTTTTATTTACGATGTATTACCTGAAAAATCAACCCATACTTTTAGTGAAACATTAAACTCATCAGATATTGTTTTTGTTTCTGTTCCCACCCCTATGCGACAAGTCGAGGGCGGCGATATTGATCTTTCTATTATGGACTCTGTAATTGAAAATATTTCAAGAGTTAATGAAAGAGACAATGTAATTGTAATTAAATCGACCGTTGTACCAGGGACAGTAGAAAAATATGCAGAAAAATATAAAAACTTAAATTTTGTCTTTAATCCAGAGTTTTTAACTGAGCGAAAAGCAAGATTAGATTTTATCAATACAGCGCGAGTAGTTCTCGGTGGCTCTAAAGAGAATTGCAATAAAGTCGAAGACTTGTATAAACAAAGATTTCCATTCACCCCTGTGATAAAAACAGACTTTGCAACATCACAGCTGATTAAGTATATGGCAAACTGTTTTTTCGCAGTTAAAGTGTCTTATATGAATGAGATGAGACAGATCAGCGATGCTGTAGGCGCAAACTGGAATGATGCTTTGCACGGATTTATTACAGATGGTAGAATTGGAAATTCACACATCGATGTTCCAGGACATGATGGAGACTGTGGTTTTGGTGGAAAATGCTTTCCAAAAGACTTAAATGCAATGATGCACATGGCAGAAGAACTAGGTGTAAAAACACTCGTTCTTGAGTCTGCTTGGCAGAAAAATCTAGAAGTAAGAACAAACTACGACTGGTCAGAGATTAAAGGCGCTGTAAGCGAAAACTAATCCTTTTGAATTCTATCAACGACAATGCAAAACAAGGTTGTCAATTTAAAATAAATGTAATATAATAGAGATATGATAAATTTTCCTACTGGTAAACCCCACGTTTCATTCTCAGAAGTTAAAGCTTGGAAAGAGTGCGCTTATAGACATAAGCTAATCTATATTGATAAAATAGACATGTTTGAACCCTCACCTTTTTTAGATTTTGGGACTGCAGTACACGAAGGGTGCGAAACATATCTAAAGTCAAAGACAATAGACAAAGAAAAGATATTAAAAGAGATTAGAGTAGCTTGGGACAAATATGGTTTTGATAATCCAGAATGGATAGCGAAGCAACCAGGCTGGTACTTAAAATCATCAAACGTAGGTATAGACACATGGTGCCAGTGGGCAGAAAATATGTGGAACGATGTACCATCATTTCTTGATGAGACTTTTCCTAGCTGGGAATGCTTTGAAGCAGAGGAAATGCTTTATGAGACAGTTGAAAATAAAGAGTTGAACTTCAAGGGTTATATTGACGGCGTTATAAAAGTCCCGAAGAAAAAGGGCGAAGGTTACAATTACTGGATTGTTGACTGGAAAACTGCCGGGTCTTATGGTTGGCGAAGGCAGAAGAAGCAAGATATACTAATGACAGCTCAGCTAATATTATATAAACATTTTTGGTCTAGAAAGCACTCTGTTCCACTTAAAGACATAAGGTGTGGTTTTATCCTTTTAAAACGAGGGGGTAAACCAGGGAATATCTGTGAACTGGTAACAGTGTCTGTAGGGCCTAAGGCACTAGAAAAAGCAAATAAGATTTTAAACAACATGATTTCTTCAGTTAGAAAAAAAATATTTCTCAAAAATAGAAATTCTTGCACTTATTGTTCATATAAGAATACAGAGCATTGTGTTTAAAATTTAACTGCAGTGTCATTATATGATACTATCACAATTAGCGACAAGTATTGAAGTTTAAGGGTTATAATTTTGGAAGGAAAAAGAAAAAAGAAAGTATTGGTATTATCAGATCATGCACTGTCTACTTCTGGTGTCGGTTGTCAAACTCGTCATCTTTTAAACGGACTAATTGAAAAGGGTGACTGGACTTTTAGACAATTCGGAGCAGCGCTTAAGCACACTAATTATGATACCATTGTTGTAAGCGATGATTTGATCATCAAACCTATTGATGGTTTCGGTTCACCAGATTTAATTAGAGTTGCACTTGCAACAGAAAAGCCTGATGCAATTCTTATTTTTACAGATCCAAGATTTTTTATCTGGCTGTTTGAAATGGAGGACGAGATCCACCAGATGTGCCCAATTGTCTGGTGGCATGTTTGGGACAATAGACCCACGCCAAGATTTAATGATTCACTGTATGATTCTACTGATTTGTTGAATTGTCATTCTTATTTGACTTATGAGATGTGCAGTGAAAATTTTCCTGAAAAGACTAATTTTGTACCACACGCAGTCCCCGATAATCTCTTTCATCCTCTTAATGAAGATATAATCAGGGAAAATAAAATTAGCTTACTAGGTGAAGAAAAGAAAGACGACTTTATTGCAATTTGGGTAAATAGAAATGCAAAAAGAAAGCGACCAGGTGACTTGCTTGCTTCTTGGAAAATATTCTTAGATAACTTAGAAGAAAAACATGGTCATAGAAACGCCACATTAATAATGCACACAGAACCACTCGATCCTGAAGGGCCTAACTTATTTATGGTAGCTGAACAACTTGGTATTTCAAATCAGCTAGTATTTTCTAGAGATCGCCTCGAGTTTGATAAGATGAATGTCCTGTATAACGTGGCAGATATTTGTATAAACTGTAGTTATGCAGAAGGTTTCGGTCTGTCGACATTGGAAGCTATGCAAACGGGCACGCCAATTGTTGCAGCTAAAACCGGAGGATTGACAAGACAAGTTGTAAACCACAGAGACGGAACAGAAAATGGCGTGGCTGTTGATATTGATGTTAAAACACTTGTTGGGAGTCAGCAGGTGCCGTATATCTATGAAGATTACACTACACCAGACAACCTAGCATCAGCATATATGAAAATGTATGACCTGCCTGAGAAAGATATGAAAGAATTGAGCATCAAAGTCAGGGAATATGTGAATAGTGAGTTCAATATTAAAGATACAATTGATTTATGGCATGAAACACTAAGTGATTGTATTGACAACTGGAAAGAAAGATATCAGACATATGACTGTACGACATTTTAAAAACCCTTGGGAAGTTATTTTATGAAAAAGAAAGTTTTGATTAGAGCTCCACTTTTGACAGTAAGTGGATATGGAGTGCATTCTCGACAAATTTTTAAGTGGCTTTTGTCTAGAGAAGACTTTGATGTTACAACACATGTTGTTAACTGGGGAACAACAAGTTGGATGATTAATCCAACATTTGAAGATGGTCTGATCGGTGAAGTTATGAAAAGATCAAATCCAGAAGGCAAGGCGTTTGACATATCATTTCAGGTGCAGCTTCCTGATGAATGGGATACTTCAGTAGCACGTTTCAATGTGGGTGTTACAGCTGGCGTTGAGACAGATTTGTGTAATCCCGCATGGATTGAGTGTATCAACAAGATGGATCTTGTAATAGTGCCGTCAACTCATGTTAAACAAACTTTTGAGAGGACTGGTGATATTTCAACAGAAGTAATTGTTGTACACGAAAGCTTTCATGAGCAAATTGAGAAAGACAGCAAAGAACAACTTGATTTAAAACTTGATACAAGTTTTAATTTTTTACTTGTAGGTCAATTTACAGCTGATCATGCAGACACTGATAGAAAAAATATTTTTAATACATTAAAGTGGATGTGTGATGTTTTTAAAGATGACCCAGAAGTAGGCTTGATTATCAAAACTAATCATGGTAAAAATACAAAGATAGATAAGCAGCTAACAAAAAAATTGATTAAAGATACTGTATCGCAAGTTAGAAAAGGCCCATATCCAAAAATACATTTGCTTCACGGCCATTTGACAGGAGAAGAGATTTCATCTCTATATAAAGACACTTCTGTTAGGGCATTTATTAGTTTAACAAGGGGTGAGGGTTTTGGTTTACCGCTTCTTGAAGCAGCAGCAAGCTGTTTACCCGTTATAGTCACTAATTGGTCTGGCCATTTAGATTTTTTACAAAAGAAAAAATTCATACCCGTCCACTATAAGCTTGTTGAAATACCCAAGTCAAAAGTTGATAATAGAATATTTGTCGAAGGCGCTAAGTGGGCTGAGCCCATTGAAAATGACTTTAAGAAGAAAATCAAAAAATTTAGAAATAATTATGAGATACCGGGGGAATGGGCAAAAAGCTTAATGGTATCAGTTAGACAAAACTTTTCACAACAAAAAATATGTGAAGCATATAATACTGCAATAGATACAAGATCGCCAGCTAAAATATCATCTTCTAAGAGCGAGAGCTGAAGATGACATTTAGTTGGCTTTTAGTGTATGCTTCTGTTTTGACGTGTTTGCTATTATCATCTATTTTTTTTAATATAAGATTTGTAAGATCGCTACTTAAGGTACAAGACAGTATTGAAGAATCTCTTGATACCTTAGATCAATCTTTTATTTCTGTAACTAAAATTTTAGAGCGACCAGTATTTTTTGATAGTGTTGAAGTTAGACAAGTTATAAATGAAATTAACAGATCTAGAGACGCAGTTCTTTATGTTGCAAATATCTTAGGGCAAGTTGAAGTCGCTGATAGTAATTTTGAAGAGGAGAGACGTTAGTGGCAATTGTCAGAAAAAGAACAAGAAGAGTGCGTCGTAAGGGCGGAAAAAAGAATCTATATTTCAATGCAGACACACACGCAGCAATAGTAAGATATCAAAATGAAGAAAGTGTAGATAAAAAATCTGAGATCTATGTCGCTGATATTCTTCCTGCTTTTAATAAGTTAGTTGAAAATTTAATATTCATACATGGTTTTGCTAAAATTAATGGCTCTTATGAAGATCTAAGAAACGATTGCGTTTCTTTCTTGTATGAAACACTTCATAAGTTTGATCCTTCCAGGGGAACAAAAGCATTCTCTTACTTTAATGTAGTTGCTAAAAACTGGTTGATTATTAGAAGCAAACAAAAAATGAAAAGCAATAGGCGACATGTCTGTATTGATGATCTCACATGTTTAAGTTTAGCTGACCAGACTAAAATTGAAAATCACAGCGTAAGTCCTGCACAAGACTATAGAATTATCATACAAGAGTCTAAAGAAAATCTTTCTAAAATGATGGTAGAGATTAGAAAAAAACTAAATAGCGACAACGAAATTGCTTGCATGGATGCTATAATAACACTATTTGAAAAAGTTGATGAGCTTGATCTTTTAAATAAACGGGCTGTCTTTGTGTATATGCGAGACTTATCAAATCTAAATCCTAAGCAGCTGTCTATTGCAATGTCATCTATTAGAAAACATTATAGAATTTTAGCAAAAAACGATGACTTTGATATATTCTTTTAGGGGATTTAATGACAAAAGCAATTGATGATGCACTTGATGCGATCCAGACCAAAGATAAAAAAATTAACTCTTTTTCTGAGATATTAGATGGTCTTGATAGCACAGCTGATAAGAAAAAATTACTGTGGAAGGAAATTTATGAAAATGCGTTAACAGATAGAGAAAACGCATACACGCTATTTACAGATTTATTGCAACAGTCACATGGAAATGCTGCAAACCATGCAATGTTTGGAGCAACAATGTCAAAATACCTTGAAAGAATGTCAAAATCAAATGATCAAATTTTAAGACTCGCCGAGTTAATTGCTAAAGCAGAAGATCAACAAGCAACAATTAACCCAGACGAAATTTTTGATAAGATCATAGAATAACTAAAGGGTGAATTTGTGGCAATTTCTAATTTAACAAGAGTCTTGCATCAAGCTGTTGTAGTTGATGTGTTCTCAAATCCAGCCCTATTAAGTGATAAACAAAAAAATATCATTAAGAATAAAGTGGGTAATCACACATTTTGTGATAAAATGCCGAGAAATGCTATTTCTGCTATTAGGCTTGATGCTGACGGCACAGCATCTTTAGATAATAAGCCAGTAATTTTCTACCCGTTTTTTTCCGGGCATTTAGCAATGCCAATAAAACCAGGTGAGCGTGTATTCATCATATACGAGAATGCTAATGCTCCTAATGAACCTGTGGGTGCAGATATCTTAGGTTACTGGATTACAAGAGTCTCAGCAAATATAAACATTGATGATCTAAACTATACATGTCAAGAGCGAACACCGCCAATTACAGCAAAGGACCAAATTAGGCAAATTATCGATGGTACTGCTGTAGAAGATGTTCCCGGGTTCCCTAACGGGACTTCTGTTGAAGGTAGAGTCTTAAAAAATCCAAATGGGTTCGAGGAAATAGTTACTTCAGCTTTTGCATTTAGAAACATTGACGACGGTGATGATGTATGGGAGTCGAAAGTTGATCAAGCTAGCCCTTTAACTGCCACAGAGTTTACAGGTGAGCCAGTCCCTAGATATTCAAAAGTTTGTTCAGATCTTGTACTACAGGGATCAAATAATACACTTATTGCACTAACAGAAGACATTGCAGCTAAGTCTGAAGGAGGGTCTACTATTTTAGGTGCGGGTTCTATTGATATCGTTGCAGGTCGAGGCGTCGGGTCAGGTAATGTAGTAACACCGATTGCTAACACAAGAGAGTACGAAGAGACAGACAAGAAAGTAGATATTGCAACATCAGCTGAAGGTGATCTTGATTTCTTGACAGACTTAAGTAGAGTATATGTTTCTATGAAATCCAATGTCGACGATCTGTTTGGATTAACATACGCATTTGGCGACGACATTGTACCCCCTAAAGTAGGGGTCGCCTCAACTACTGTTAAGTCTGATGAGGTTAGGGTTGTTGCTAGAGATTCGGGAAGCATAAGGTTAGTCAAGAAGAGTACTGATGATGCCAGCTTTTGTGAGGTGAATCTTCTGTCAGACAACAGGATCGCGATTGACGCAGAAAAAATCTATCTAGGGTACGACACAGGCGATACTGTTTCAGAGGTAACCACATTGGCAACGGATACGTCTGGTCTATACACTAGTCTTGCTCCCGGCCTCATGTCTAGTCCAGACGAAGGGAACGGCGCCGGCGGTATATACACATCTGGCCATGGAACAGGTGCTGAAGGCAATAGGGCTGTAAGGGGTGATCACTTGCTCCATGCCTTTACAGTTTTTCTTGGAAGCGCTTCAACTGCAATCTCTCTTGTAAGAGGAAACATGGGTGGACCTATTCCTGGTATGGATGAGTTAATGGGTGCCTTCATAGTTCTCCACTCCAATATCGAAGCCTCGCTAAGCAACAGTGTGTTTTTAAAGTGAAAGACTTGATCATGAAATTGATTTACAAGGGGACGTGAAATGGCAGAAGGAGAAGGACTAACATCACCTATAGCAACCTGTCTTAGTGCGGGTGACGATACATTTGTTGCATTCTGGGACCCAGTCGTTGAAGCGATGATGGTGTCTGTAATGAAGCTTATTGAACCCATATGCATGTCACTTAACCCACCCGACCTCACCGCAGCCATCGACTTGGCTTTGACACTCCCAGAGTTTTTTGTAGATATTGTGATTGACCCGCTTATATTATTTGAGCTGGGCGGCATTGAGTTACCCAACATACTGTTAAATCTGGATCTAGGCGGAATTGCAATAGACTTAGGGCTTTCCATAAATGCAGCGATACAGATTGTGATTAATATGTTGCTTATACCTATTAATATTGTTTTAGACATGGTCCTGGATTTTCCATCAATTACAGTCCCAACCGTTGAAATAATCATTGAGTTACTGATTGACGTCGGATTTGATCCTAACATAGATCTGGGTTGTGTCGCTGACATTATAATGATCCCTATGGATGCAATTACAGCTGCACTCGGTGGTGATACCTCAGTTTGTCCAAGCGACGAAGATGAAGAAGAAGCGGAAGCCGGATGACCATAAAAGATATAAATGAAGGCTGGCTTAATTACATAAAGCGTTCAATTGACAGACGACACTTTGATCAAGATCTAAAAATTGAGGTTGAGAAAAGAGCTGATATCTGCACTGCATGCCCACACTTAAAGGTTATTGCAAGGAGCAAAAATAGACTATTCTGGGGAATGTGCAAAAAATGTGCATGCGTATTTCCAGCTATAGTGTATGCAAAGTCAAAAAAATGTCCTGAGGGTAAGTGGTAACACTGGCCGATTGACAATTTGACAGATTTTATGTCAACCTTTAACGACTATTTTTGTCGTGTTAGGATTGTGTAGGCTATTGTCTTTTAAAAAGTGAGGGCATATAATATGGCAGCATCTTCAAAAGTTTCAGAGCTTGAGAGAAAGATTAAAAATATTGATGAGCATATCATTGTGGTTTTAAATATTTTAAAACACGCGCAAAATGAAGGAAGCTCAGGAATGCTTAAGCTTGCAAATGGATTTATGGAATATGAGCTTGCATCAAAAATATTTGATTTTAAACCTTCCTCAGGTGAAGCTGTTCGTGCAGCATCTGAAATATGCAATGCTGATCCTGATGATATTGTCACAAAGACGACCGCGTCATTGTTTGATAAACAAGTTCCAGGCCCATGGTCCGACTGGCTCGTTTTACGTGCGTAACGTTGTAAAATAATGGATTTAATTTTTAAATGATTTTATATGTGCAGTCATTTTCTTCTCTGGTATATTTAGTTACAGGTGTGACGTATGGCAGTTTATGACTTTAATAGTGTTGGTACAAAAGTTGATGACAGAAAATACACGGAGGTTTTAGACCCGAAACCAATCGGTATAAAGACGCCGCTTGAATTCGGGACTCAGCGCTCTGGTTTGCTGGAAATGAACTTTACAAATAATAGTCAGATTAAAGACAACTTAAGGAATCTTATTCAGACAAACTTTGGTGAACGTGTGGGAATATACACATTCGGCGCTAATCTTATGGAACTTGTTGGTGAGTTATCAAGTAAAGAAGATTTTGACACTGAAGCTATGCTTAGAATTAAAAATGCAGCTATTAGGTGGATGCCGTTTGTTGAGTTAGAAACATTTGAATCAAATTTTGTTGATCCATCAACTACGGCAGACGGCTTGGCGCATATAGTTATGACTATAACGTATAGTGTTGTAAAATTATCTATTATAAAAGACCAGATACAGGTCACAGTTATCGCAATGGGTTAAAAGAATGGCAGACGATTTAAGAGATAAACTTAAAAGAAAAGCAACAAGGTCTTATCTTAACAAAGACTTTGACGGTTTTAAAAATGATCTACTCTTATATGCTCAGACATATTTTGGAGAACAAATACAAGATTTTTCAGAAGCTTCTGTTGGCGGCCTATTTTTGGATATGGCAGCATATGTTGGTGATGTTATGAGTTATTATCTAGATCATCAACTTAATGAGTTAAATGTCGAAACAGCAGTTGAGACTAAAAATTTAGAAAAAATTATTAAAAGCGCCGGAGTTAAAATTACAGGCGCTTCTCCTGCAGTTGTTGATATTCAAGTGTATATAGAAGTACCTGCAGATCCAGCTAAAAGAGAGTTTCCACTTGCTTCTGCTTTGCCTGTGATACGAGCAGGTACTGTTGTTTCATCTAATGGCGGTGTCTTATTTGAACTTTTAGAAGACATTGACTTTGCAGAGAAAGATTCTAATGGAGACTACCTTCATTTAAAAACAATTAATAAGAAAATTGAAGACCCTGGTACTGGAAGTGGTCTGGTAACGTCTACTTTTATATTAAAAAATGCAGGCCGAGGCGCGGGACAAAAACAGACAGGTACATGCATGTCTGGAAAAATAATTGAAGAAAAGTTCAATGTCCCTAATACATTTATGCCATTTAGAACGATTACATTAGGTACTGATAATGTATCTGAAATCTTAACAGTGACAGATACAGAAAAAAATCGGTATTATGAAGTGGAAGCACTTTCTCAGAATGTTGTATATAATAGGTTGTTAAATACAAGTGCAGACGCTTATGAAGTACCTGAAAATTTAGAACTCCTACCTGCACCATATAGATTTACAGTATCTACTAGTAGGCAGTCTGGACTAACTACTATACGATTTGGATCGGGTCAAGCTGATTCTTTGGACGATGACATTGTGCCTGATCCTAGCGAACTGTCGCTACCACTATACGGAAAATCAACATTTAGTAGATTTTCTATAGACCCTAATAATTTACTTAGAACATCAACATTGGGTATGGCACCTCAAAATACAACTATTTCTATTAGATATCGTGCTGGTGGCGGCCTTGGTCATAATGTTGCAGCTAATACAATAAGGAGTATCACAGGTTTGTCAATGAGATTTCCTACGGGTGCAGAAACAGGGAACATTGTTTCTGTTAGAGCTTCACTTGAAGTAAATAATGAAATTGCGGCGTCAGGCGGTGAAAACCCGCCCACATTAAATGAACTTAGATCACAAGTATTGTCTGCAAGATTCTCACAGTCAAGAATAGTGTCAAAAGAGGATCTAATCGCAAGAATCTACACTATGCCCTCTAACTTCGGTAGAGTATTTAGAGTAGGAATCAGATCTAATATTCAAAATCCGTTATCTACACAGCTGTATATTATCAGTAGAAATAAATCAGGTCAGCTTGCAGTATCACCTGATTCTTTAAAAGAAAATTTAGTCACATATATAAATCAACACAGACTGATCACAGATGCAGTTGATATATTAGACGTACAGGTTGTCAATATAGGAGTTACATATAGTGTTGCAGTTTCTACAACATATAATAAAAGAATAGTGTTGCAAAACATCAATAGTAGACTAAAGTCATATCTTGATATTAAGAATTTCCAAGTTGATCAACCTTTGATTGTGACTGATTTAATGACAATTATTTTAAATGAGCCAGGCGTCACAGCACTATCAACATTTGAAACAACGAACATATCAACAGATATTCAGGGTAGAAAATACAGCAACATAATGTTTGATGTTTCAACTAGTAGTGCAAACTACGATAGAGGTATTTTGTATGGTCCTGCAGGCTCAATATTTGAGTGTCGTTATCCAGATGATGATATAACTGGGACTGGGACATAGGATTTTTTAAATGTATAGAATATTAACTGCTAGTAAAGACACTTACATTACCAATAAAATTATTAACAATAGTTTTAGAGCAACTGACGCTAATGTTGGCCAAGCAGGTACACTAGATTTATTTAAACTATACGCAGAGTCATCAACAGGCTCTGACACAACACCAATTGAGTTGTCACGCATATTAATTAAGTTTAATCTTGCACCGCTTAGAGAGCTCACAAGCAGTACATTAGATATTACTCATACTTCATTTAAGTGCACATTAAAATTAACAGATGTATACGGCGGTCAAACAACACCTTCTGACTTTAAGGTTATACTTTTTCCACTTTCAAAATCTTTCAATGAGGGAAAAGGAAGAGATGTTGTAAGTTTTGCAGATATTGGTGCTTCAAATTTTATTACAGCTAGCTCAGGATCTTCATGGTCTGCTACGGGCGCAAATCACCAGGGCTTAATAGATTCAACTAATGCTGATATAATATCATCAGGTTCTTTAGGCTCGGGCGTCGTAAATTTATTTAAAACACAGTCATTTGAGAAAGGGACGGAGAATCTTGAGATAGATGTGACTAGTATTATATCAGCAACGTTGAAAGATATTATTCCTGATCAAGGTTTCCGTTTATCATTCTCAGGTACAGAAGAGACAGACACGTCAACAAGGTTTGTAAAGCGATTTGCATCTCGACATGGGACAAACTTTAATAATAGGCCTAAACTAATTGTTGCATATGATGATGCAATTGTAGATCATCATAAAAGCTTTTTCTTTAACTTGTCAGGCACTCTATTCTTAAATAACTATCACAGAAACTCATTGTCAAATATTCTATCTGGATCAGGTGGATTATTGCACGGAGTATCTGGTTCTGATTCATTAGTGTTAAGAATAGAGTCTGGAAGTGTTACACAAAGTACATTTTTTACTAAAACTATAACTGCTTCGCAACACAAGGTAGGCGATAATTTTATTACAGGTGTATATTCTGCAACATTTGCTTTAAATGAATTTACAGTTACACAATCACTGAAAGATGAAATTTTAAATGCAGGATCAGCAACATTTAGAGAGTACTGGGGTTCACACAAAGGATACGGTCTAGGATATTATACTTCTAGTTTTGTTGTGAAGACAGTAGATAGATCTGCATTTAGCAATGTACCTAGTAGACTTTTTGTTAATATTACAAACCTAAACTCTACATATAGAACATTTGAAAAGTCAAGATTTAGAGTGTTTGTAGAAGATCTAGGCAGGGACATTAAAGCAGAAAAACTACCGCTTGAAACAAAAAGTGAAGTGTATACAAGAATGTTTTATCGTGTTAGAGACTATGATTCAGGTGATATTATAATACCATTTGAATCAGAATCAAACGGCACAAAGTTGTCTACAGACTCTGACGGTATGTATTTTGATTTTTATATGGATGCGCTTGCTCCGGGTAGAGCATATGCATTTGATTTTATAATAAAAGATGGTGGTATTGATCAAATTTTTACAGATGTTCCTGCCAGATTTAGTGTGGATGAATAATGTCAAAAGATCCAGTAATAGATTTATTTAAGCCAAGACTTTTTGATCAACCGAATCGTTCTCGTCGTGCGCAATCACGAAATGTTTCTTTAGGTGAGCTTGTTGATAGAAACTTTGGAAATACCGGATCGTTTAGATTTGCTAGTCCATCAGAAGGGTTAATATCTACACAACAAATTAATATAGATTATTCGGACTTTACAAATCATACTTTTTTTGACTCTGCTGTGTCTAAAGTTAATGTGGCCTTTGATAGACTAATAAACCACTTTCCCTTTGATGGTGCAAGAAAAGAAATTGAAGAGTTCGTTGATTCGCTAACAGGTTTTGAAAATTGGGTATACCAACAATTTCCTAAACACGCGGGTTATTTAAATTTCTCAGGTTCGGGCTACTACGATCTCAACAAAGAATTCGTCGAAGGCGATTCCAGCGAAGGGTCTTACATAAATGTAAGAGATGCTTCTGGCCTTAATTTTCCAGATTTTTCATCAAACGGTTCGGGTGACAGCGCACTAGCACCAAAAGGTTCAACATTTACAATTGATACACATATTTTAGCATCAACAACAGGCGGAATGAAGAACCAAGTCATTTGCCAAATGGCAGTGCCCGGAGTAAAAGATAGAGGTTTCTTATTAGCACTTAGTGACTCTAATGACAGTACAACAAGTACATCTATTATATTCAGTGCTGTGTCAGGATCATCAGTGCTTACTGCAAAAGCCCCGTTTAAAAAGGGCACTTGGCAAAGGGTTGTTGCAACTTATGATAGACATGTAGACGAGAACAATCTAAAACTATACATTAATGAGACACTTGAAGGCACTTCATTTTCTGCGGATATGTCTGAGTTCTATTTTAACGGTGCTGTCTTTACAATAGGGTCGGGATCGTCTATGCAGACAGGATCTATTGCAGATTCAGATGATAACGTAAGATACTTTACACCTCACCAAACATTTTCGGGATCGCTTGAAGAGTTTAGATTTTTCCATTCCCCTAGAACTGTCCCTCAACAGCAAGCTGATAAATTTAAAAATGTGTACACTGATGCAATTAATGAGCTTAAGTTATATTTTAAATTTAATGAACCCACAGGCTCTCACGGTATGGAAAGCGTTGTCTTGGATAGTTCTGGAAATTCTTTACATAGTTATATTGAAAATTATTCACAGATCTTGAGGCTTTCTAGAAGTTTTTATGGTGAAGATATAATTTCACCTATTAAAGCTGAAGATAGAAATACGTCACCTGTTTTGTTTCCAAATTATTTTGAAGTAGCTAATCTTAATGAAAGATTGCTTTCAACAGGCTCTTCATACGACAACGCTAATCCCAACTTAATTACAAAACTAATACCGGGTCACTATCTTGAAGAGGGTCAACAGATTCAGGGCTTGCCTGATCAAAACACGGGTTTACTTGAAGAGAATACATACAGTGGTGCATCTATCCCAGGCTCAGGTAAAATAACTTCATCTCAAATAATTACAGGGTTGTTGTTGACGTGGGCTAAATTCTTTGATGAATTAAAGATATTCATCGATGATTTTTCAAACATATTATATCCAGACTATGACTCACAGTCTGCTGTCTCTGATAAATTCTTAATATTTGCGTCAAGATACTATGGTATAAAACTTCCAAGGATATTTGAAGACCCGTCAATTGCACAGTATATTGACGGCGAAGATCTAGAAATTGACTTTTCAAAGTCTGCTTCTCCTCTGCATCACGTCCAAAATCAAATTTGGCGAAGAATGTTGACTAACTTAAATGAAATAGTCAAATCTAAAGGTACAATCCACGGCATTGAGTCACTTATTCGTACGATGGGTATTGAACCAAGAAACAACTTTCGTATCAGAGAATTTGGTGGGCCCTCAACACGAAAGCTGACAGAAGTAAGAGAGGAAAGGTCAGAAGCAAGCACATTACTAGATTTTTCAGGAAGTCTCGGAGACTTTTCTACAGCTAGAGATGTAACAGCTGCTAAAGATGCACAAGGGTTCCTTAAGCCTGAATATGGTTATATGCCAAGATTACAATCTTGCTTTTTATCAGCTTCGAGAGTCGAGACAGGGACACCTGAAATACAGGGTACCTTTGTAGATCCAGATGTAATTTTCGGCGTCGATCGTCTGGGGTCATTTGCTAAAGCAACAGGAAAAATCATTGTCACTGGCCATGTTAGCCTTGATGGAACAGTAACAATTATCTCTACAGATGGTACGTCAAAAGCTTATATTGCAAAAGCAGCGCAAGATCTAACAACAGATCCTCCGCAATTTGCTCGATCAACCGGTGCAGTTGGTGATGTTGCTGCTTCTATCAAGGCGTGTATAGAATCAGCAAATGGTCATGATGGAAAAATTATTGTAACTTTGTCAACAACATCTGCTACTAATGACACAATCAATATAACTCAAAATTCCATTATAGGTCACGGTGGGAATACAACGATATCCACCTCCGGGGCATCACAATTAACAGTCACTAGCTTTTCTGGCGGGCGTGGCCTCCTCAAAGTAGGGAGCTATGTAAGAAGAAATGTTGATACTGGATGGCGTCACAGCGATGGATATCATGGCCCAGGTATTTCCGACAACCCTGAAGATGGATTGCTTACATCTGGTTCTTGGACTTACGAAGCAATTTATAAGTTTCCAGTTAGAACAACAGGTTCTTATAATCTTACTCAAAGTTTAATGAGACTAGCTATTACAGGAACGTCTCAAGCACCATCACAATCTATGATTTGTAACTTAGTAGCTTACTCTGGTTCCAGCAAGGTAACACTTTTTGCACGACCTAAAAGTTCTACAAGCCTTGAGACAGCGCCTTTATTAAACCTACCGTTAACAGGTGTAAACTTATTCGATGGGAAAAAGTGGAATGTTAGCTTTGGTCGATTTAGAAATGACTTAATAGGTAATATGAAGTCAGGCTCTTGGTTTTTAAGATGTGCGAGACCTGAACCAAACGGCAAACTTAGAGAATTTTACGCTTCTTCTACACTCTATGTTGCACACCCAGCACAGGCCACAGGAGACTTCAGTTGTCTCGAGAACAAAGACAATGAAAATCTTCACGGCGCATTTATACTCATAGGATCGCAAAGTATCGGATATGCCTATCAGAGATTTTTACATCATGCAGCATTTACTACAGACACAGAGCTTGTAGCAACGAGAGAGACATCATTTGAGGGTGAAGTAGGCCACATCCGTTGGTGGACAAAAGGTTTTAATGAAGATCAGTGGAAAGAGCATGTTAGAAACTACAAGTCTTTGGGTACTGACAAACCACTTAAAAACTTTAACTTTAATACATGGGAGAGCGGTTCATTTGAGAGATTGCGCCTTAATTGCTCAACAGATCAACCTGTGACAAAATCAGATTCTAATGGTCAAATACTTTTGACAGATTTTAGCCAGAACAAGACTGATCCGATCGTAGGTTCCAATTTTGTAATAACAGGATCAGGATTTGAGCCCAGTGTAAGAATTATTAAACCTGAAAAGTTCTTCTTTTCTATGCTATCACCTAAGTTTGACACAAGAACATCAAATGAAAAAGTTAGAATAAGGGGTTATTTAAATGAAGATAGGATCAAGGAAAAGCACTACGCTAGTGCAGCACCAGTTTATGAAATTTTTCCAGGCGAAGAGCCTGACGACGACACAAGATTTTCCATTGATTTCTCTTGTACGCAAGCACTCGATGAAGATATTATGTGTTTATTTAATAGTTACGACTTGTTTGAATCTGCTTTAGGCGATCCACGGCTCATGTATGATGATTTCTATCCTGAATTGGACCAAATGCAGAAGATCTACTTTAACAGGCTTACACAACGACTTGATCTTAAGACGTTTTTTGATTTTTTCAAATGGTTTGATACAACATTTACGTCTATTATCGAACAGATTATTCCTAGAAAGGCTGAGTTTTTAGGGGTAAACTATGTGATTGAGTCACATGTTCTAGAGCGACACAGGTTTAGATTTCAAGGTCAAGACATCTACCTCAATGAAAGTGAGAGAGATATTGTTGCAATACAAGAAGGTGATTTTATTGATTCAAGAGAAGGCGACTCAGTTGACGATCTCGTGGGTGAGATCGGCGGTTATTAGGAAAGAGGTAAAATAATGGGATTCACTCCGTTCAAAGATAGATTTGGTAAAGTGCTGTCTAGTTCCTCACCTGGGACTAGTGTATCTGTTCCTACAATCGGTGAGGTTGTATCAAGATTGACAGGATCAACAACAGCAAGTTTAATGCCTCAATCTTTCCATTTTCGACAAGGTGTCAGCATTAGGAATGCAAATCAATTTGTTAGAACCCTTGCTAGACCTGTTATTTATGCAGGAACTTTTGATGGTGCTAGCAAAGACTCAAATTTTGAAGATTATCATTCTTTGCGCATTGAAGATTATGGAAATCTAGACATTTTTGATCCTGAAAAACCCTTTAAAGATAAAATACCTGTTGTTGCAAAAGACTTCATAGACAATAATAATATTGATGCTTATCCTCAAGTTTATTTCGATCCTTCAGCAAAGTCACCTGCAGGTCTCGACGGTGTGATAGAACCGCTCACAATTAGAGACGCACTTTTTAATGGAATAGAGTCGCCCTTCGCTGCCCATCGTATGCATGCTGAGTTTATGGGTGGAAACATAGATCCGGATCCTGGTTTTGGATCTGATAGAATTGAACAATTCATACCTTTAACTGCATCTGCACAAGTTGATCCATATATCGATAGTATCGAGACAAGATTACCTACAGTCACAGGCAGCGGAATAAGGAGAATGGTAGTACCTGGTATTATTTCAGAAATTGTAAGACTTGACATACCTTTTGATGATAGTAGGATAATTCCATACAAGCTCACACAGAATTTCTCTGCTTCAATGTCTGACAGAGGTTTAGTTGACGGTTATTTAAGAAAATCAGCAGGCGCTGGCTACACATACTATAATAATAGAGAGGGCACTGATGCTTTAGTATACGGTGGTTTATTGAGATCTGGGACTTATGGTTCAATATCTGGAACGTTAGATTCAGGTATTATATCTTTTACACCCCCTAGAGTTCAAATCATAGAATCAGACACTGCTACAGGTTCATATCCGACTACTCTAAGAACCACAGGGAGACAATCGACATTAGGTAACTATAACTCACCTTTTAGAGACCATAATGCAATAGAGTACAAAACAGATATGACTGTGAGCTATCCTAACGTGTTACCTGTAGGTTCAAAGTTTCTGTCAGACTATACAAGTAGTATAACAGCGACTGCAACAGTCAGAAAAGGTGTGTCAGACGCTCAATATAAAATGCCAATATCAGGTGCGAATATACTTCCATTTGATGATAGTAGAATCAACATGTTTACAACTAGTTTTTACATGACTGGTACTGCTAGAGATGTCTTGCCTGGTTTTCATACTCCGCTTAGAAGTAAAACTCAAATTGTTCTAGATCTCTATAACTCTGAAAATTGTGACGTTTATATTTCAACTTCAAGTCAAGCATGGGTTCACCAAACAGCGCGTGTAGGTTCAACTATCGGATCAGGCTTAGCTTATTACAATTTTGAATCTAGAAAATGGGAAATGCACCATCACAGACAGGCTTTAGATGGTTTTGGTAGTATTACTGGTAGTCACTCTAATATGGCAGCACCCAATATTGAAACAGTAACAGGTAGCTTGGCAGCTGTAGCACTTATGCAGGATTTTGGAACAGCTAATTTTGGAACGATAGGGGTAAAAGCAGACGTTCAAAGAGCAGGAAGAATTACGGGCCACGCCGGTTTTCCCAGTGATCAAAAGTTTAATGCAACGGGTTCACAGCTTCTAAAAATGTCACGCTATATTCAACACCCATTTCTAGTTGAGAAAATAGTATATGAGTTTTCAGCATCATGGGGAGCGTCTGTCACAGAACCGAGTGTGGTAAAAACTGCTGCTCAAAGGTACAGGGCTGGTTATCCTTTCTTTTCAACTTTTGCATTGATGAGGCAATCGAAGCAAGAAATTTACGAAACATTTGAAGCTCCTGTCATCAAGGGCGTAGGTAGTGCAGGGTCAAATGTTAATAGGACAGATTTTAAACCTAACTTTATTGCAACTAGAAAAAGAGATATCATCGGTTTAGGGGATATTGTATGGACAACTTCAAATCATTCTACTGCATCATTTTTCTACGATTCAGACTTTAATAACGAAGGTGCTTTTAAAGAGTTAGAGAGGGATATTACACTAATACCGGGTGTAGCAGATACACCTAGTGATCTTAATGAGCGTTTGACAGGTTCATATAGGCTTGAGTTTCATGCTGGTTTGCCTACAACTGCAGATGAAATGATGTTTAACTTAGGTTATGTAGATATTGATGTTCTCTCGAACGGTGCTTTTAGCACTTCAGACATGATGGCCAGAGGACAAGCAAGCATCTATAATGCGACAATTCAACATAACGCGGGAGGCGGTAGATCAGGCGCCTCCTCTTTTGGTTTGTTTATGGGCGATGGAAGATCACCAGCAGGCGGTGTCGTAGGAACACAATTATTGCAATCTGATGATATATCATTACAAGGAACGTCATGGACCCAGAACTTAGCATCAGGTACGTATAAGGATATTTCTCCGTATCTATTGTTACCTGAAGATAATCTTAACTTAGTCTGGATTAATCAAAACTTATCAGCATCTTGGAATAATAATCCTGATATTAATATGCACTTACCTGTAGCACCTGGCAAGCTGACAATTTACGGATCATTAATAAGAGACACAGTAGAACTTCATGACAATGTTAATCAACTTTTAACATCAGACGCTGTTAGAGAAGATATTAAAGAATTAATAGTGGATCAGTTTCAGGTTGCAAATAAAGCAGAATATTATGGAAGTTACTTAGACAGCTATGTTACTGGTGTTATGGGTGTTGATGGAGGGTCGTCAGGAGCTGATCCGTTTAACGTTAGGCAGGTTGTGGGAAGCTTTGTATCAGGAACTGCTGACAGACCAATAAGGACGACAAACTCAAAGGTAGTATACGACACTAAAAGAGTTGGATCACTCCAAAGATTTGTCAGGCTCTCTGACGTCGGTGAAAGATATTATGATACGCTATTACCTAGCGCGATAGATTATGCTAAGCGCGCAGGCGCTGTCATTGCTAACCCTGGCGAAGTATGGACAAGATCATCTCAGAAAAATACAAGTAAGGTTGTTGCTGCCTGGTTTGGCGTCTCAGACGAAGGCACAGACGGAGGGGCAGATCCACGTTTTTACTTTGAGGCAAACAATAATAGAATGCCATTCCCATACATTTTTGGACAAAAGCGTCTGGATTTTCAACAAGAGCTTAGCGTGATGTACGAAAACTATTCTGGGTCTTTAGGGATAGATAATGTGTTTTTTGCCCTACCGTCCTCTGTAACTCTTACATCACTATTTTCTGTGGGATGGAAAATTGAATCCGACTTTAGCTCTGACCTTGTTTCTACCTATGCAAGATCAGGTTCATCTAGGGGGTATAGGTACGGTGTTATGGATATTAACAGTATTCACACATCTCTAGTTTATAGATCAGATAGATACGGTCAATTTAGAGACTTACTCGAACAGCGCCTTGAAGGAAAATTTTTTACAGACAAAGAAGTTAGAGAATCACCCATTATAATAAAATTTGTCATTCCTGGTACTGAGACACCTGCGTCGCCTATTAACACTTCTTGTCAAAACTTAAGTCATGAATTCACATCATCACTTCCGTATTTTGATGGTAAGGCAGTTGATAGACCTGATGATCCATTCAAGAAATCGGTGACCAGTATAGCACTTGGGGTATAGTCGTGTCTCTTTCCAAGGTATACGCTTCTGAAAAAGAACTTAAAAAGCTAAGTTCTTATATAATTTTTGATGAAGAAACAGGAGATATTAAAAGAGTTGTTTTCCCAAACGGTATGCAAATAGGTTTGGCTGCAGAACCTTTTTCATCAGGGACTTTTAATGTTAGTGGCACAATTGAGTCATCACTTGGTATCTCTGGATCATTGACTAGATTGGTTGATGGTAGATCATATCTTTCTGCAGGAACCAATGTTACGATAACATCTGAGTCAAACGGTCAGATTACTATCACAGCTGCTGGCGGCTCCGGATCCCCTGGGGGTAGTGACACACAGCTTCAATATAATAACGGCGGAGCCTTTGGAGGAATATCAGCATTTACATGGGATGACACTGATCTTTTAGTAGGTACAACAACGAAACTCCAATTTAGAGATTCTGGTTTATTTGTTCACTCGCCTGACGACGGGTATTTAGTTTTTGATTCTGATACTAGGCTAGCTATAACAGGCTCTGGTGCTGCGGCTAATGCAATTTCACTTATTACAGATAATGCAGCAGGAGGAATAGATATTGATTCTGGAACGGGCGGATATCAAAATACTTCTACAGGAAAGATTCATTTAACATCTTCATTAAATTCAGGCGATGGTAATGCAATCCAAATGTTAGCATCAGCAGGTGGTATACAAATTGACGCCGTTGGGACAGCCGGTGAAGATATTACCATTAAAAATACAGGTGGCTCAATAAATCTTAGTGCTACTGAAACATCAGCTGATGCAATCAATATAGACTCATCTGGCGGGATAGACATTGATGCAGCTGAGATTGTAGATATTGATGCAGGTGTTTTGCAAATTGATACAGTTGGAGTTACAACCATAAACTCCGGTGGAACTTTAAGTTTAGGTACTGCTAATAGCGGCGTCGCAGTAAGTATTGGGCACTCAACATCTGAAACTACAGTAAATGATAACCTCACTGTCACGGGTGATGTAAGCATTTCAGAAAAAATAATTCACACAGGTGACACTGATACTTTTATCCAGTTTGCTGATGATGCTATCGGAATTACGGCTGGTGGCGAACAACTTATTACCATATCTGAGGCTGGACAGGATATCGTAAAGATCGGCGACGGTGGCGATGTTGATTTCCAGGTCAGGACAAACGGAGATGACAATACACTATTTGTTCAAGGTAGTTCAGATAGAGTAGGTATTGGTACAAATACACCGGGTGCAACTCTAGGAGTAAGAGGCGTTGTAAGTGCTTCACTGGGTTATAGTGGGTCGCTTACAAGGCTGACCGACGGTACATCATACTTAGCTGCAGGATCAAATATCACAATTACGTCTGCTTCTAATGGACAGGTGACAATTGCGTCATCAGGCGGCTCTGGCGGAATTTCTTGGGATGGTTCTACTGTTGACGGAATAGCAACATTTAAAGACGCAGATGAAGCTACTGTGCAGTCAAATCTTAGATTTAATGGAAGCGCACTTCATCTTACAGGCGCCTTAAATGTCAAGTATGTATCAACAGATGATTCTCAAAATGGTTATAGCGTTGCAACCACTGATTATATAGTAGGTGTTAATACGTCAGCTGGCGCTGTTACAACAACATTACCTGGAGCAGCTACTGCGGGAGCGGGCAGATTATTAATAATAAAAGATATAGGCGGCTATGCATCAGCTTCTGCCAAAGCAATTAATATTGTGACAAACGGTAGTGAAAAAATCGATGGTGCTGATTCTTTGCAAATACTAGTAAGTTCAGGCACAGTTAGTTTGTTTTCAGACGGTTCTAACTGGTATGTTAATGGGGTAGCATAATGTCATCAAATAATAGAGCATTATTCAATGAAGCAGGTGTATTAAAACTTAGAGATATCGGTGAATGGAGACCGCTTATCTTAACAGAAGCAACAGGTAGTAGAACAACAAGGCAATCAGACGGTACAACTGTAATAGAGACATTGTCCGTGTCAGGAGATGTAAATACAGTTAATATTAATTCAGGCTCAGCACGACTCGGCGGCGGAACAACTACAACGTCAAATAATGCTGCAGCTTACACTTTCCCCCTACTAAAGCAAGACGGAACAACTTATAAGCTTAACGAACAATTCAATCTTGATTTTTTTATAGAGTGGACAGACACACCTGGTACAACAGATAATAATACATGTTTTTTTGCAATATGTCTTACTGACGGGAATGTTAATTTTGCTGTCGATGGAGAGCAGGGTCTTGCAGGTTCAATAGTAATATGGAATCATTCTTCTGGGCCAAAGATTGGAACAGTCACAAGAGGTGGTGGTTTTACACTAGCTACACAAGATTCTGCAATGGTTTATCTTAGAGGCGGTATGTCAACAACAGATAGTGGAACAGATTATCCTGTGTTTAGATATTTTACAGATGGATATAACTCTAGTGGAGAAATTGAAAGATATAGAGTTTCTGAAGGTACAGCAGGTTGGGGTGGGTCAATGAGTTCAAGGCCGACAGTAGACGCAGCACTTTCTGTAGGTATTGGTCGACATTCTGCAAAAAATGCAAACTCAGAATTTTCTGTACGCCTATATTACAGAGTAAGTCCTTTACTTTCATATCAAGGTGCGTCAACACTTAGACCTGGTACTTAAAATTTCACATCCTAAAAAAACTTTTGTACCATAATTAATGAAGAGAGATAGAAAATTATGGCTGGGATCCTAGATAATAAGATGAGAATCATGGATGTTGTCGTCACTGAAGAAGGGCGACGACAAATGTCTTCTGGTAAGATGAAGATAGAGTTTGCTTCTTTTACAGATAGACACACATACTATGAGGGTGATGTTGCAAGCGGATCAGCAAACGCTAGTGATAGATTGTTTCTTGAAGCAACTTCGTTACCACAAGATCAGATATGTTATGAAACTGATAACTCTGGAAATATCTTAAACTTCGGTGGTGGAGATTTAGAGTTAGATGCCGAAGGAAGTGTTTTTAAGGCGTCATCTAGCGGAAGGATAACAAAAGTTGTCAGCCCAGATGTCTTTGCTTCTATAACAGCAAGTTTACTTGAACAAACTATAAATAACTTTAGCAAACAATTTCTCGTGGGAACATGGCCTGAAACAGACGTATCTTCATCTTTTGGTATAAACGTTGATTATGTATCTTTTACAACTAATGACCTTGAGCCTGCAGAAGATCCAACTTACACACCTAGTATTGATGATCTACAGCCCATGCCTTTCAACGAACTTTTGCAATTTACAAGACATGCAGATTACATACCGCCTATTTACAAAGATACAGCGGGAAAAAAGAGAGTGTTTGCTCCCCCGTTCCAGATGTGGCCTGACTTAACAAGTGGTACTCAGATGAAATCGCTCCAAGACGCCATAAAGCACATATATAGAGGGTCCCCACAGTTAGAAGGTAACAGGCTTGCACCGATTGAAGAAGAACTTGATGCGTGCTGTGGTGGACTCGGAGCTCCAGGTGAAATGGTCAGTACAGCTAACCCGATGAAGACTGTTTCACTTCTAGGGTCAGGAACACCTGATATGAACATAGCTTGTCAAATGTTTGAGATAGCTAAAAATGATACAAAAATGACAAAGCTTGACATGATGGATACAGGCTACTGGACATATTCACCCACGGATGCTGGTGTGGCTTCTACACCATTCACAGCCAGAATTGTTTATGTAGGAAAGAATTTTATTGATAGTGTAGGCATACCTTCATTTGTCAAGATATACACACTTGTTTTTTGGAATAGCAAGGGTATCTCCGAATTCGATTGGGTTCAGGACGGAGGGCGAGATGAATTAGAAATGAAGCTTCGTAGCATCGGCCATTCTTTTGACGCCGACAATATCGCCGTAAAACACTTCAATGCTTTGCCTGGTCTTGAGACTCCAGATAGATCTGGGCTGAGGGATGATTAAATAATGTTACAAACTTCAACACCCAAAATAAACGCTGTAAGTTTTAAATCTAGGCACGCAAAAATTGTGTCGATGGAAACCACAATTGATGGAGACACTATATTCACATATGAGTTTTCTATTACAGTTGATACATCGCTTGCTTTATCGTATGATATTACAACTCTATATGCACAAGTCCAACCTAGCGGACCAAAAAAAGACATGCCCAGCAATCTATCGGCTGAGTCTTTGAACCATATGAATTATATACAAAATACAGCAGGTGGACCTACTGGTCATGCTGATATGATTGATACAGGTTATCAGCCGCCGTCTAGTCCTGGCGGGGGATTTACAGTAGAAGAGCAAGCATCCTTATCAAATAACAATAGTTTACCTGGTTTTGGCGGAGACTTTAGCATGCAAGGTGCATCGATATCTAATTTTCCAGACCAGAATTCAACAACGCTATCAGCAGTTTTAAATTTTGAAAAAATATATCGTAGTTTTCTCATTAATAAAGATGTAGGTAAGCTTATTTTCAATATTGCAAGTGAAAACTTCCCTGTCACCGGCTTTATTGATACAAGAATTTCTAATAATTTTAAAAATAAAATGGATGAGCTTTCAACAACAATAAAAGCATCAGGAAAACTTTCACTATTTACACCACTACTAGGAAGCTCCGGTTTGAATGTCTCATTTTATACGGGCGATCCTGTTATAAAACTCGTAAAGCCTAGAGCAACTACAAATTCTCAGCAATCGGGAGGCCCAAGTTTAACATCAGTCATTAATGACACAGCGGGTCTTTCGCCGGGTCTTCAACCAGGTGGTAGGTCGTATAGTCGAGGCTCAGGAAACTCACCTAAGGCTACAAATAACAATCAAGGGGTTAACAATAAGATGCATGCAGTAGGGAAAGGAATTTCTAACTTTAATACAAGGTTTAGTGCGTTTAAGGGTACTAATGTTTTCCTATCTGATTTTAAAACAGCAGCGTTTAGACTAATTTATGATTATGGGATAGCACCTAGTGCTGCCATACCTGTCAATGTTGATAACACAGTTGTGTCTGTTATGCAAAACTTTCAAGGTACTTCTAATTTAAAATACAACGGATCATAAAATGCCAGCGCAACCCCATTTAGGAAATTCTCATCATGTAGGTGCTTCTTCAGAATCAACAACTGTAGCTTCTAGTAACGGTAGCCAGGTAACTACACCTGAAGAAGTTTCAATTCAATATCCTGCTATTGCAAATCCAGATATTATGGCAGCAGCACAAGTTATGCGAGATGTAAGCATAACAAGTAATGCAACATTAACAGTAACTGAACTTGGAAACATTCCTTACGTTCCTGTAATGGTTCCAAACACTACTGAAACTTTTAGAGTAAGCAGTCAAGTCGATATATCTACGACCCGGCTGGTTGGCACAAGCTTTACTTTAGATATCACAGCAAAAGATTCTAGAAGCATCCCCCTAGATAGAAAATTTAAAGAAATAAACCACAATCTTCACCTTAAAAGGTATCTGACTGTAACCGTACCTCCACTAATATCAACATCATTGGGAGAAGACGGTACAGTGTATGTAAGTGTGACGCAACAAGACCCAGTTGCAACATTGGTTAAATTATACTATAGAATCATCTCTATTACGGGCGGGACTTCGTATAGAGAGATACAAGAAATAAATATTAGAAAACAAGACGGTGTTAAAATTGAAGAACTTGGCATACCCATAGAGGGTACTTCAATTGTACGCGCTGTACCCTTTTGTCAAAATAGATCATCAGGCCTCTTTACAGACGTCATTGTCAGACCATTTACATCAAGAAAGCAAACTACGTCAGAAGATTTAATTCACGGTGTATTACAAAGTTATAACAATGAAACGGGTATTTTTGTCAAGGCAACAAACATTGTAGGAATAGCAAGTTTTGCTTGTTTGACAAGAAAAAATATTTCAGCAGGTGAGAGAAAATTTAAAATATTGACTGATTTCAAACACGTCAACAATAGTACTGTTCAGATTGATTATCAAGATGAAGCTGTCCAGTTAAACGATTCATATGAGTACAAACTTTTATTTTTGACACCTGATGGAAATAAAGTGTTTAGTAAACATAGTTCAAGGACAAAAAAAGTGCAGACATTTCCTACACCTGATATTGTGACCGGTAGATTTGTAACAACGCCGCCGAATAAAAGGGGCCAGTTTGGTGTAAGATTTAACATGGGAGTGTCGTCAACACAAAAATCACCTGAGAGTATTATTTTTCAAGCACTTCGAAAATCAGGCTTAGCAAGCGATTATAAAGATGACATTAAAGATGCCAAGTCTATGCGTAAAAAACTTTATTACTTTCACGTTATTAGAAAAAATACAACAACAGGTCAAGAAGATGATTTTGGTTTTTATCCTATGGGAACATTTTCTGACACAGGCGGAAAGAAAAAGAAGATTGATATGCCCCATCGAGCCTTTGCATATGAGTACCACATTGAGCTTATTTGCAAAGATCCAGAACAAATTATAGAAGAGTTAAAAAATACACGAGCAATACGACAGAAAAAATCTTATCAAAACTCTCCCAATATAGGAAAAGCACAAACTGCAGAAAAATCTAAATTTAAAGCTAACAATCAAAGTAAGTTCTTTTCTTCGCAAGCATTGGTTCACAGTACTATATCAACAGGCCCGGCGATAATTAGAAATCATGCGAACGGTTCTTTGGGTTTTGGTAAGACAGGAAATATTAAAATAATTCCTGTTGCGATTCCACAGGCAAATAAAATAAAAATAGTCTCAACTGGAGTTTCATCTAACGAGTTTGGTGATGTCACCTTAAGTTGGAGAACACAAGGAAAAGCCTCAGTTGATCACTTTATCATTAGGGCTTCTAGATCAGGGTATGTATATCCTTGTGGTGTGTGTCATCATACAAAGACCGATTCAAAGAATTTTATTTTTGTAGATAGAACACAAAAGACAGTCCCAGGTGTTATTACCTACACGATTACACCTGTCATGTTAGACTTTACACAGGGTGAGACTGTCAAAGCAGGTCAAGTAGCTGTTGTTGGAGACTAGAATTGTTATGAAAAAACTTTATTATCAAACAAATTTTCAAAAAGTTGAGGTGTTGTAATGTATCCAGACCTCAGCGGGCTCGGGCTCGGGCTCGGTTTTATTCCAAGTGTAGAAGGCGAAGATCCTTCGCCTTCTGATAGACATTCAGGAAGCCTCGAAGACACAGGCGACGACGCATGTTGCATTGCAGGAACTTTAATACTCACAGATACGGGTTACACACCCATAGAAAAGATAAAAATAGGTGACTCAGTATGCGGCTGGAATTATTCTAAAGATAGTATAGAAGTTGCAAAATACCATACAGTTATTGCAACAATGTCTTCTGCTACACCTGTCGATATTATATCAATTACTACAGCTACGGGCGCAACGCTAGTTTGTAGTCTGTCACATCCAGTGTGGTGCCCAGATTATGGCATATTTGTACAAGCATCTAAAATTGATACAGGGGATAACGTACTCCTTTATGGGTCTTCATCTGAGTCTATTGTGCAAGATCAAGTTGTTGAGATAAACTACCTAAATGATAAGCAAATAGTTTATAACTTCACTGTAGAACACTCACATACATATACAGCAAATAATATTTTATGTCATAATGTAGGCCACGGTCATGGTGATGATGACTATGATGGTAAAGACATCATCATGCCCGACGGGCATGGTCATCCACCGGGCGGCGGCGGCGGCGGTGGCCCCGGTGGATACGCCACCGAACCCTCTACAATAGATGTTGAGTATATGTATGGTCCGACTGTGTACTGGGTTGATTCACCATACTCAGATTCTCTTAGTGAGTCTACACCTTGGGACGATGCGTCTGATTATCCATCGGGAGATTACACAGCTATTCAACTGAGGACAGCTGACTCTTCAATAAGAAATGGAAATTTACCATCTATTGATCCTTTAACAGAGTACGGAATGATGAAAGGGGTGCCTGAAATTATTGCAGTAATCGATCACCTACCTACAGAATTAGATATATCTGGAACTTACACAGAAGATCCGACATCCACAGAAAATCGCTACATAAATGCAGGTGATGTATTCTTCAGTAATGGCCCTAGTAAACTACTTAGAATGCAGATCATGTCAGGAATTTTTTTACGTGCAAACATTAATAGCTTATTCTCTGTTTTTAGACTAGAAAGGGCACCTGCAACAAGTCCGTACTCTAATATAGACTGGCTAGCTGTACCTCCATCTTTATATACGCTTATATCACACTGGGATGCTGTAAGAAAATCTGGTGGACGGATATTTGCAGGGTACGCTGCACAGACAAGCAGAAATATGTATGTCAAACTAGGTTTACAAATGGGTAAATCTATGCAGTCGAGGGCGCTTAATCTTCCTGCTGATACAGCATTTGCAGATGGCATGAATTATAATCAATTACGTGCTGACCCAACCACCTACACGACTAGCTTTGGAGGAACTGTCGGTCGTGGTTCACTTGCGTCAGTCCGGGGTGAAGAAGCCACAGGGAACCAAGTCTTGGGTAAGTACAGGGTGTCTCAACATTCTTATGAATCATACATGTCGGACGCCGAAGGGGGCGCTGACTTTTCCAGGGTTGGCAGTTTAGCAGCAGGCCGGGCAGGAAATACGCTAGAATCACTTTTTAGTATGTTGCATCTTAGTAACAGATATAGAACTTTGTGTGAAACAGGTATCTTTATACAGTTACTACAAGAACTTAGAAAATTGATTTTAGATGGGTCACATCAGATGTCTCAGACTGCTGATCACTCCGGCGCAGGTTACAGATCAATTGATTATTCATTATTTAATAAATTTACTATTGTTGATGATCTTGCTACAACTGTTTCAACAGCTTTTGCTGCTAAAGTTATTCAGGTTGACGAGTTAATACAAACCGATGCTTTCAGCGGGCGCTGGGGTTCAGAAGACGGCAGCGACTATGGCGCAACTTCCATTCAACAAGCCCGAGAAAATGCGACAGGAACTGGCGGAGGAGGAGCGGCTTGGGTAACGATTGGGGGTATTATACCAAGGGGTGAAGATGGCGACATCGGGCGAATCACTGTAGACGATTTAAATTACAGGCTTTATGGAAGTGGCCTATTATCTAATGCTGACGATGATGGTCTTCTGGATGTTATACCCCAGGGATATGAAGAAGCCTTGCCTAGTGATCATCTCGAACAGCTTGTTTATATGTTTCACTTTTTAAATAGAGAGTTTATCATGTCTACACGCTGGAAGTTGTCCGGCGGTACGGACGGAGGCTGGAACTCAAATGGCGCAATCGAAGATGCTAGAAGATTTAACGAGACAATTACTTGGTCAACACCAATACAGGAAGCCATTGATCAGATAATTGGAGATAACACGGGTGATATTAGACACAACACGAGAGATCCGGATTCTTTTGGCGCTGCTTTAAACCCAGATCTTACATCTACAACTGACTTTGGTAGCCCAGGCGGTTATCATTCAGCACTTGAAGAACCCGGGGATCAAGATCGTATATTACCATTTGAAATCACAGACGGTAACAATTACATTTCCGGTTATAGCGCGTACATTAATGATTTGGCAGATAGTTTTATAAAAAGAGATACACATTCAGACTCTGACGTCTTAAAGGCTTACTCATTGCAGACATGGGCTGAAGGATTTGGGAGAAAGCAAGAAGATCTATCAAGTTTTGTTAGAAACCTCTTGATGATTGGGCACATCGGCAGGCCCATCGCTCTGGTCACAGACCAAACTGCAGTTGTATCAAATCATCTACTTATGAGGACGGTGTGCCTAAATATTTGTAAGTTCATTAACAACGCTAATATTGTTGACAGAATACTTGAAAACCCTGGTAGCATCTCCGCCGCCGACTCAGAGTATCCAGGTAGGGTGGGTTTCGTACCCAAACGATATGAGCAAACAATTCAATTAGACATTATCAAGTCTTGCATGCATGATCCCAATGGCTACACAAGATTAGAAGCCTACCTAAGATATCGCCGTCAAGCATTAGAAACCTATGATTCTGCAGGAGATTCGTATCCAAAATGGCCAGACTTCGGAGACTTTGAGGATGGACCATCCGACGGTGGCTCTGCCGGTATTGGGTCAGGTTACGAATTCGGTGGCGGTCTCCAGAGCACTGGCACATATGGCAGAATGGCCACCTCCTCCGCAGCATACGAGGGTGTCCAAGGACTTATAGACGATATCGAAGAAGGCGCCGAAACAGACTTTGGTGATGTTACATATTTGAACATTGATGACGAAACTTTTTGGTGGGAAGACTATTATGCTGCTTTTGCATTCGCTTACCCTAGATTTACACAAGCTGCGTCAGATCTTGCTTACTTCTATGTAAAAAATAGAAATGATTACAAGCTTGAACATGGTACAGTTGGTAGTTCAAGTACATTAAGGTGTGCAACTGTTTATATGCAATATGACACAAATGGGCAGTCAAAAACAAGATATGGTTTGATGCAAACCCCTGTAGGCGCAGCCCTAATTGAGCAAAGAGGTGTAGAGGGCACTGCCGGTAAAATGAAACCTATATGGGATTATATAATTGAAACATGGGATGATTATGTAGATGCTGTTCGTCAGATGGCAGTTGATCTTGAGGCTAATGCGGGATCTGAAGGAAACCAATTTTCAGACGCCTCACGGTTTGCGCAGGGCAGTGCCTCCGACTATACTGCAAATGTGAATACTTGGAATAGGAATATTAGTCTAGAAACCATGAGGATGCTAACTTGGTGGACAATGTCGCAGATGATATATCATTATGTCGCTCGTCGATCACTTTCATCTATTCATTTTGATTCTGGGACAAACATAGACTCATTTCAAGTCAAGGCAACTGCTGACGCAGGCGGAGTGTGGAACTCCCTTCTCGATAGTGACGACTGGGAAGTCGTCGGCGATGATGGCGCATACATTGCTAATAGTGGGCACGAAGACAGCGATTCCTGGCGATATTCAGATAATGAAGGCCTAAATGTGTCTTCAAACACACCGTTTAGCTTCTTCTATCGAATGAGATATGATGCAGTTGAATCACAGTGCTTTTTGGTATCTTGCATTAATGCGTTTGGTGCTGAATTTGCAAGTCAAATTAGTGATACTATCTGGAACGATAATAATTCAGGGGCGGCTTACGGTTCAGCCGGCGTCTATTCAAGTTACATAGCAGACATGGGTAACTACTGGGATGGTAAAAGTGATATATCATCTTTACTCGATGATGCTCGCGGTATTTATGAACTTAATACGACCGGAGCAACACTTTCTGAATGGTATTCGGAATCTTCCTGGGACCAACCATTTGAAGCAATACCCGCCATGGCAACATGCTTAGTTAATGAAGATTTAATGATACTTAGAATATTAAATGCTTTTAATCATGTAAATGATATTCTTAATAATAGAATGAGTCTAGGACAAGAACCTGGCGGCAGCGACACAACATCAAGCACATACAAATCTCACAAAGAGTTTGTAGAGTATCTTAGAAGATATGCTTTTGGCACCCTTGATACCGGCGAACCCGGCCCGACCGCAGGTACCATCGACTTAGATGAAGACGAACAAAGTCGAAAAATAGTTAAGTCAATATTTAATTCAATGACACCGGACGCTGTTGCTACTGCTTACTCTATTCTTTGTGATAATTTTACACTAAGTACAGCTTACATTAATAACCTAAGTGCATTGCCTACACCAATGATGAATATTAATGATGCATCATTTAATGATGTCGATGGCACTGCTTCATACGCACATTTAATGCCTGCGTCTGAAACAGTAAGTGAAGCAAACTATGCTGCAATTAGATGGTTCCAGAATGGTGCAAAAAATAAGGTGCAGGGTGATGTCGATCCGCTTTTAGGTGATATAAATAAAAAAATATTGGTGGTGGGATTACCTACAGGTATGCTTCAAGAGCTTAGAGAAAAAGCAGAAATCGATGAACAGGTATATCGACAAGATGCTTTTACAACTTCTAACTTTACATACTCAAGCTTGATCAGGATTAGAGTGATCAAGAAGTCAAATGATAATCCCGGCATAGCCTATACTCCTCGGACATTTTATTATGATGCTAGGTTGTTTTATGGGGAAGGGGGTCAGCCTATTAATCCGTTCACCCTTCAGACTAATACGACCGCTGCTGACACGACATATGCATCCGCCACCTACCACAAACGCCTTGCTTCGATAGGCGAAGATAATTACTCACTTGCAAAGGGTATGGTTGGAGTGTATGCATATAGTCCAGACGATCCTGAGATCTCAGGAGGAGACCTACCTGCTGTTAGAGACTACTTACGAGGAATGAGTAATGGTCCTTATGACAGTTATCTATATAAATTTCTCAGGACTCCAGTAGAACGAAGAGTAAGTGACCACTTGGAGGGCGCTGGCGACAAAGGATTATATCACATAGCAGTAGAATCAGGCATAACGTCCAATCTTGATAATTTTCATTCGTCTGGAATCAGGCTTAGGAAGTTTGAACTAGGTGCAGCACAAGACGTTGAATCTGAGAGAATAGCCGGCCTTAACCTTGATTTTGACGTTGACAACAAACTTGTCAATGATTGGGCAAACAACGTTTGGAATAACTATAGTCACGCCATCCAAGGCACACACACATCAGTCACAGCCGAACAAGACCCTACACTTGATTTTTTTGGCGGCGGTGACAGCGCCTCGATGACAATTGGTGAATCTTTGTACGGCATCGAGTCTGATCCGTGGGTGTATGACCAACTTTCTGGAGAGTATTATAAGGAGGCCACATCGACTTCCAGCGGCACTGGCGAGAGATTTGCTGCTCAAGCTGTTATGAATGAGGTGTACAGCGGCATATTAAAACAGTACATAAAGATGATGTCAGGTTTTAATGTAACTGAAAGATGTTTTTTAAATCAAAATAATTACGGCGGCGTTCTTTCATACTCACCACCCATATTCACAGAATACCAGAATGTACTACTCAAAAATCGCAGACCCCCTTCCTGTTTTGGTGGAACGGATTATTATACTACAAGCTTAGGTATTTCAGGTGGCGTTACTTCAGGTTACATGTCAGTAATTGACACAGCAAAACTTGTCTTGATGAGTAGGGCGAAAGATTATCTAGGTAACGCAATTTCCGATATATCATCTTTAGAACTGCAGTCAATGCAAACAATGATGTATAGAACATTGCCAATTAGCTCTGACAAATTTAGAAATCAAGCACTATTACCTAAGAAATTTGATAGAACTTTTTGTATTTTGATTGATCCTGAAGAAGACTTCCAACCATATAATACCACAGCAGAAGATGACATACTAAACACCATGATTGAGGGCGGCGGTGAGCTTATCATGGAAACTACATATACTAGTGCAAAGGGCTTGATGTTTTCTTTCTTAGTTGACGTTGCAATTGTGCCTATGAACTCTTCCAGTGCTCAGGAAAGAGCAGGTGCTGAAGGTGAGAATATAACCTGATGAAATCGATCAGCGTTAAAGTAAAAATATTTTACCCAATAATTAGTAAAGTGAGAGATTAAAATGGGATACGTATCAGAAATAAGTAAATCAGCGCTTGTTGTAAATTTACCTGAACCACAATCACCGTCAGTTGAATTTACATATAACTTTTACACCAGAGATGAAAATATTTTCAATGGTGCAACATCATCAGGACAAACTAGCTCTGTGTATACCGCGGGTACTGCGACCTCTCCGGCCACCACATCAGTAGTTCAAAACAATGTAAGCGCAACTTATATAGTAATTCCTCAAGAGGGATCAACCTCTAGCTGGATAAATGCTCAGCGTGAATTACGTCTAGCTCAGGCTAGATTTACGCTACCTCGACAGATGACATTGAACTGGGCAGCACCAAATATCTCAGAAGTTGCTGAAAAGCTGGGAGTCGAGTTAATTACAGACGTTCCAGTTAATATTTCTGATCACATAGATCGAGTTATTTATGCAGAAGTTATGGGAAATCAAATGTATTCCGGCCTGACAATGCAGGATTTGCAAGTTGATGAAAATTTCTATAGAGAAATGAAGTCGTCTATGCCAGTAATTAATTCATCGTTAAGTGTTTCATTAGAAAACGCTATCTCTTCTGCAAGAGATGACGATGATCCCACTCTTCAAACAGCTAACAGATTGATTGACAACTTATCGTCGTACCATTCAGCTGATGAGCTTACAGGTTTGATCAGTACATGGTTGACATCTGGTGGAAGCGTATCTGCAGGATCTAATATTGCTGCAGCTAAACTAGAACTCACCAGTTTAATGAAAAATTTTCAAACACAAGGCATAACTTATATTTCAGACGATCAGATTCAGAATCACTCAGATATATTTGATGAAACTAGACACGTTGCTCAGCATGTGTTGCTAAAAAATACACATGCAGCAGATTTAGTCAATAATGCATCATTGAGCGTGGAGACACCTTATGCAGATGATTTAGTGCGTTCTGGCGATGGCACGACAGTTCTAGGTTTTTTTAATGGAATTCAAGAAGTTGCCCGGGCAGATCCGACCAATCTTTCTGCTGACACAAAACAGTTTGGTATGCAAGTAAAGGCTGAGAACTTAGTTCACTATACAGACGTCGATGATGGTTTTACTTTTACAGACTATACAGACCCGCCAAGCGCCGGTCCTGATTATGATAGACAAGGCTTCGGCGGCGGCGCTTCTGGAATCGGCCTCGCTGGATTTTTAATAGACAAAAAAATGTCATACAATACTGATTCAATGGGTGGTATAGCTGTAAATATCAAAAACAATGCTATGATTGTTGAGGTTTTAAATACTTCTGGTGAAGTTGACGGCGCGTTCGGTTCAAGCGGGTCAACAATTGCAACTGAAATAAGAGATGGTAACGTACCGTATGGTGCTCGGGTAATTTATCGTGTGAGGGCTGTTTATTATATTGAGATGGATGCAGTAAATGTTCAACATGAAGAGGATAAAATCGCACGTGTGGGAATTTTAGTTGCTAGTCGTGGAACAAATTTTGTTGAGGCATTAGCAATAGAAAAAATCCCCCCTCCAGCACCTCAAAACTTAACTTTTCTGTATGATTATGTAAATGAAAATCTAATTTTAAGTTGGGACTTTCCAACAAATCCTCAGCGAGATATTAAAAAGTTTCGCGTCTGGAGGCGGTCTCACACAATGGATGAATTTGCAGGAGAAGTCATGAGAAATACAAATAAGAATATCCTGCCACCCGGTATGGGTGAATACTCAGATCTTGAACTCGGTTCAATGGATCAACGTGTTGAGATTGTCGACACCGGAAATGCTTATGATAAACCATTTGAATTGTTAAAAGAGTACGACTTTAGTGATGCTTTCAACCCTGGTGACTACACTAGCTTCTTGTATACACCATCTGCGTTTGACACAAGACAATGGGCACCACATTTGTATGAATCAACACCGGGCGCACCTGTAACTAGATATGTTGATGCATCTTTTGACAAAAATGCAACATCAATTTATGCTGTTACATCTGTTGATGCAAGAGGGTATTCTTCTAATCTATCCCAGCAATTTGAAGTATCTTTCGATATAAGGAAGAACGCAATTGTAGTAAGATATATCTCGCCTTCAGGATCGCCATTATGCTATCCAAACCTTAACCTTACAGTACAGTATGATCAATCACAATTCAATGATAACACTGATGCTTCACAATTTAGCAGCTTAGTAAAAGTATCAGGAATGGATCGACTAACTATAGCTTTCGGCCCACCCTTTTATCAAGTTGCAGGTATTGATCCTTCACAAGTAGGCACAGGAGATTTTTATACAGGCACATCTGATCTTGAGACACGTGATGTTGTTAAATTTGGTGGGACAAAAGAAGGATCAGATAATCAAGCATCCGGTGCGACACCAGTATATAAACTTAATATAATAAATACAGACGTTCAAAAGTCAACAACAATTGATATCTATGTTAAAGATAGTAGAACCGGCGCATTGCCTGAAACTTCAGCTGTCGATCGAATGGATGGTGATACGATCGTAGAGGGAAGGGGCGGCGAACTTCCATTTCCAGTCTTATAGATAAAATTATTTTACTTATTTGCACGTTGAAAGGTATATTTACAACCAGGAGAATATTATGGGTCTTTTAGATCAATCTACGAACAACGTTATACTAGATGCAGTTTTAACAGACGTGGGCAGAGAGCTTCTTGCAAGAAATGACGGGTCTTTTAATATAGTTAAGTTTGCTTTTTCTGATGATGAAGTTGATTATACAATTATTCAAAAGTATGGACGGACCGTTGGAAAAGAAAAAATTATAAAAAATACACCTGTTCTAGAGGCACTCACAAACGGTGATATTTCACAAATGCACAAGAACTTATCACTGTCAACGCCTACATTGATCAGGTTGCCTAGCTTTACACTAGAAAGCTTAACATCTGATACATTTTCGCTTAATATCATTAGTAGTAGATCTCAGACTGTCACGCTCAAACAGACGATCGGCGGCGATGAACTTGTCCCGTCAGAACTTAAGGATCAAAACTTTAGAGTTGAAGTCAACAATCTTTTTATGCAATTAGGCTCAACTGCACGTCCAGTCTCCATAGACACAAACAATATTGCAACATATATTTTACCTAGAGATGCCTCTGTGGATGAGTCCACAGGAGGAACGAAACTTACATTTACATTAAATGTCAAGTCTTCATTGACAACAACACTTTTTGATACATACGGTGTTGCGGGAGATAAGACAAAAATAAGGTCGTATATCCAGGTGACAGGTCAACAATCAGGTGCGCAAAAAAATCTTTTAGCAGAGATTAGCAAAACAGCTTAGCGCATCTTAACAGGATTTAGTAAGGAAGTAGAGAATGGCAACCTACAAGGAGTTATCTTCAGCTGATATAAAAACAAGTAGATCTGTTTTAAATCAGTTGATCGACGTTATCCAAGAAGATATTTCTGGATCGTCAACAAGAAAAAAATATCAAGTTTTTGTTACCGGAGGGATAGGTCCCGGCGTGACATCATCATTGTTTCAAACAGTCTACGATCAAGACTTTAGTTTGCAGACAGCAAATCCAGTATTTGATGTTACAATGGGCATTTATTCAGGTAGTGGTGTTGTTGCGACAGCATCTAGCGGAATTGACAGTGCAGGAAAGCTATTGTTTCCTTCACAGACATTGATGATGCGTGAAAAAATCAACATATACAGACAGTTTGCACAAATGTTATTAGGGGATGCAACATATCAGTTTACAACCCCCTTTGGAACAACACAGCCTCCATCAACAGGTGGAATAGATTCTGCTGTATTTATTTGCTTTAAACGTCTTTTTGCAAGAGATGAGATTAAGCGTGAAACTTTTGCAATGAAATTCTTTCAATCTGCATCGAGGGCACCGTATGCTGGTAAACCACAACTGAGTTTTAATGGCGATGGGCCAAACCTTAATTTAACATCAGTTTCAGGCTCAGCAATCTACACAGATGTCGGATCTGCTACTGCAAGAGAAATGGCTGTTGGTGGTGAGGTTGGTAACCTTGTCAACTCTGCTGACACAGCTAATAAAGTTGGGACGATCTTTTATGATCAAGGAATTGTAGTGCTAGATATGACTAAAGTTATGTCAGCAAGTCAAAAAGTCTCAGGAACTATTGATTCGATGAACGCTACTGCATATAATGATGCCGCTGTTGGACAATCAACAATAGGCGGTGTAGGTGGGAACGTATTTGCTAAATTTATTCCTGACTTCATTGTGTCAGCAAGCATGGATAATATTCTTGATCATATTTGTGCGACTAGATTCAGCTCAGGCTCACTTACAGCTATGACATTCCAAAATGTCACAAATATTAACTCAACACTAATATTCTGCAGGGCAACTGCTGATGAGTTTAACTACTCTTCTAATCCAACATTCACAGACAGTACAGGTCGTATTAGAGTTATTGATGAAGGTGAAGAGGTGACACAACGTGCATTCTCATTTATTACTACAATAGGCTTATATGATGCTAGAAATAACTTACTAGCAGTTGCTAAGTTAAGCAGGCCTGTTGAAAAGAATGATGAGAAAGACATCACAATGAGGATACGACTAGACTTCTAGTCTGAAGATGGGGGTTATGATTGTCGTAGGAGAGTGTTAGATGGGAATCTTTAAAGTTCATAAAGAGTTGATTGAACTCACATCTCTGCAGACCCATCCAAGTAGGTCCTACTCTTCTGGTGCAATGGATCTGCCACCCGGTGAGAATGTCCTTACAGCTAAACATGGTTTTAATGATGGAATCACAGGTTCCATTAGTGTTGTACCTAGACCTAGTCCTGTATTTAAAGACTTTCCCCAAGGAATGTTTGTTAAGTTTGAAGCTGATGGAACGCTTGGGACAACAATCAAGACTGAACCTTTTTTAGAGACAGAAGAATATGTAGGTCTAAGCCCTTACGAATTTGGTGATTATTTTACTAAATTATATGGTAATGATTTAGGTGAAATTCCACTAGGCACAAACATGTCCGGTGCAATGTATACATTTGTAGGAATGGCTGAGGGCGAGCTTAATGTAGGACCAATGTCTTCAAGTGGCGGTTACACACCAATCGAACTTGGTCCTGGTTACGAATCCGACGGGCAACCCGGTATCATAAACCAGCGTCGCCAGCCTGCTAGAAACAGAAAAAAGAAAGAGATAAAGATCTTTAGGCCACCCTACAGGTATGAACAGTTAGGTACTAGAGCAAAAAATAATGATGATCATTATCCTGCTGAGGCAGGAACATATGTAACAAGCCCAAGTGGTTCAGCACGAGGGTTGAAAGATTTTATACGAAATACCCTAATGCCCATGAATGCGGGTCGCTATACTGACTCTCAGTTTGCATATAAGAATTATCACACGCTTAACTTCTTTACTGGGTCAGGCATGCCTGATGGCGCGTGTTTGATTTATAATAATTCAACAGGTGCAATACCACCCATGTCAGCACCTTTTGGGTTAGATCACCCACATCGCCAAGCAGGTTGGGATAAAGTACCTACGCATTGGAATTACAAAGAGTTAGATTACAGAGAAAGAGCTCCTGACACGCTACCTGGGCTTCGCGCGGGCCGTGGTCCATACACACCCACTGGCTCGTTTACATTTGAGTTCTGGATTAATCCAAGATACACCAACGAGCGCACAGGAGATGTATCAGACGGAATGTATGTGACAAAGCCCTTTAATGTGGGCACAATCATGCACATGCCGACAGTGTTCGCAATTTCACTTGTACCGGGTTCTTCAGTTGACGCGAGCGGTCTTACTGACGGTTACAGAATCATGTTGCAACTTTCTCACTCAGCTGAGATTCGTCCAAGAAGCGTCAGACTTAGTGCGAATTCAAATGTTCTAACAACAAGTAATGAGGCACAACACACAGACGATTTAATGTTTGTATCTGACGACAACTCACTCAAGCGCAATCACTGGCACTACGTTGGTATTCGGTGGGGGACAGAAAGAGTAAACCACGGAACAGGTACATTTATCATTGACGGCGAGGAAAGAGGTACAATTTATGTCCCTTCCATGTCAATAGCACCTCAACTACCTGTAGCTAATATGCGCCAAGCCATAAACGCTACCCCGACTTATGACAGTCCAGCTGATGCTCAAGGTGTTGTTGAGAGAACTGCAACATCTATTGCGCTAGGCACCCAGAAACAAACAGCAGAAGATCAAAAAGGTGTCCCCGATCCTGACATACTGGTAATTGGTAATTTTTATGAAGGTGCAGGAACTGGATCATTATGCCCACAAGAAAGTAGGCTGTATAACTTTTTTAATCTTACTGCATCAATAAATGAGGGTATTGTACCTGTCAGGCACAGCGCTGCTAATGATGCCTTTGGTCTTGGGCCAGGAGGTACCTCTTCCAGTGGCAGTATGTATGCAAGAAGAGCAAGCCTTGGCGGCCTCATGCACGGTCAACTTGCAGGTACAGATCCCACAGATTTTGGATTTTATTCACAGCTTAACGCTGAGATTCACGAGATTAAGATCTATGATAGGTATAGGTCCTTAGAAGATATTGTCACAGGATCAATTGAGGGGCCCGGAACAAAGCTTGCATACTCAAGGTCCATGTCACTCACTTCGCATGCAGACACTATTGATAATTCGACGGGCTATCCTAGTCCAAGATATTTAGAAGACGGTTTGACACAAAACCCGCTCTATCCGGGCGACGGTACACCCGATGACGTGGGTAAAGAAACAATCCTCAAGGAGCAACACACCTTTAGAGCTGAATCATCTGATACTTCACTATTGTTTTACCTCCCACCATTTTTTGTCAAGGAGTCACCCAATAGGTCTTTTTTATTAAATTGTGTTCAGAGTTTCAAAAAAGACATCGACGCTGCCAGAGGTTTTGAGTATGCTTTAAATGGTTATCTTAACGGACTGGAAGTCGGCCCTGGAAGCCGATACTTTGGAGAAGACACCTGGGGCGGTTTTTCTGAACAGGTGTTGCATGTAGGTAACAAGAATTCTGATTATCCGCCAGATGTTGGTACTCCCGACGAGCCTAAGGTGTCTGAAGCATTGTATCCGAATAAAAGCACTGTGTTAGAATACAACTCAGCATCGATGTTAAGTCGTCCTTTTAATGCAGGTCTTTCTTTTTCCACAGACGCAACACTTATAAATGTGGAAAATTTCTGTAGAGAGTTTATTGGCGGACCAGTCAATGTACCTGACGCAATGAGCGACGTATTTGGATTCAGGCCAGGAAACTATCCACGTCTCATGTATTTGACTGCGTCTTCTGTCGCACAAAAGCATCGCGGAGCATTCAATAGATACTGGATGAATGTGGGTCGAGTCAATTCAATCTATGCAGAACAACAGTTGGGCGAGTCCGGGGCTCGCACCACTGAGGGCACATATCCTGCCGATGCTATGGAGAAGAAACGATTTAATGAGTATACAGCTAAAGTTGATGGAAAGTTCCTTACACCTGTTTCAGGTGCACTTGACCACTTTTATTCTACTGGCTCACTCGTTAGGAGGAACTTAGCGCTACTTCCAAATGATAACGGTCTATTTGCGCCTAATTATGGGTGGTTATTATCTGGTTCTGTTGTAACTGACGGTGTGGGCTCTACTCCAGGTGAAAAAGAAACAATAGCATCTTTTGCGCAAGCAATGAAAGACCCGCTTCGCCCACCACAATATTCTGATCTATTTAAGCCCCGTGGCGGTGCCATGGAGCCCATGTCTATTTTTGTTGATGACGATGGCGAATTAGATCTTACACTTATAGGGCTTCAAAATCTATTTGACTGGCAACCTGGATTATCGAACAAACTTGCTAATAATAACACGTCACAAGCTGATGGCGGTTGGGAGTATGCTGCACAGACATCACACCTAACAGGTTCACCAGCTGCAGTGTTAGACACAAAAAAACCAACATCTGATCCGTGGCGAACGACGTTCGACGGGCTGGTAAATCGCGTCTGGGGCTTTCAAGATCACGTGTCACCTGACAATCCTGACGGATGGGGAATCAACTGGGGTCTGAATGGCGGCTGTGGACCTGGATTTCGTTTTGACGGCGGTGTAATTGACCCATCATATGATTTCTGGATATACCAGACAACTGCTGATCCTTCTTCTAATGAGATTAGATTGATTGACATATCAAACTTATTTTATGGTCAAAGAATAGAAGCAGGGACGTTTAGGCTTCGAGACCCATACTACACGGGCTCAAGCGGGAAGATCTCTATTACATTAAGGGACGACGGAAATGGCGGACTATACAGGGCAGACTGCTTAACAAAACAAGCACAATGGTCAAATGTTGGCAATATATTTTATGATGAAGGCGTCGGTATAGTTAAATCACCGCATATAGCGCATTTCGGAAAAGATTACTTTGATTGTGACTTTGCAGGTAAGCAAAGGGTGCATATTATGACAGTAAATGCATTTGCACCAAGCAGTCAAGCTAATAGTTCTTCTAATCCCTCATACCTCCCACTATCTGCAACAATGAATGCAAATGACGCAGCCCCTGAATTTAACTACATTACGAGCATTAATTTGCATGATGAAAATCTAAATGTCATAATGAGAGCAAACCTTGCACAGCCTGTTGTAAAACGGTGGGTTGATGAGTTCCTCTTTAAGATTAAGTTGGACTTTTAATTGATTTTAGGGTTAGACATATCTACAAGTTGCACTGGGTGGTCATTGATTGATTCAGTAGACTCAAAATTAGTAAAAATGGGTTATGTTGACCTCTCGAAACAAAAGAATTTTCTTTTAAAAGCTGACGATGTTAAACAAGCATTGATTGCACTACACAATGAGTTTGACATTAAAGATATTTTTATCGAAGAAAATTTGCAAGCTTTTAGACCTGGTTTTTCATCAGCAAAAACATTAATGACACTTGCAAGATTCAATGGCATAATAAGTTACATTTGTAATAGAGACCTTAATATTGAACCGCAATTTATTAACGTAAACATTGCTAGAAAAAGATTAGGGTTGAAGTTAGATAGAAAATCTAAACTAAATACAAAAGAACAAGTTTTTGAATGGGTTGATAAAAGAATTGACGTTTCCTGGCCTATGAAAATATTAAAATCTGGCCCAAGAAAAGGTTTGTCTATACTGTCACCCGGCTGTTATGACATGGCTGATGCTTATGTAATAGCTTCAGCAGGTTTTAATATGATAAAATAGCACTTGCTTGTTGTATGATTCTCTTGTGAATACAGTTAGTAGTAAAGTAAGATTTATAAAAAGTGTGTTTGGATCTTGTGATTTAGACAGAGCCGGTGAGAATGTTGCTGTTTCTTGTCCTTCTTGCAATGGTTCAAGTAAAAAGAAACTTTCTATAAATTTATCAACTTGGCAGTCACACTGTTGGGTATGTGGCCTTAAGGGAAAGACGCTTTTACCTATTTTAAAAAAATACTTTAGTCACGAAAAAGCATCTACATTTAGAGCACAGTTTATTCCTAGAAGTGAAACTGTCTACTTAGATGAAAAAGAAGAAGAAGAAAAATTAATTCTACCGCATGGTTTTACATTCCTAGGGAAAGCAAAGAACATCAAAGACCCTGACTTAAAAGCTTGTGTTCGCTATTTGTTTAAAAGAGGACTCACAGAAAAAGATATTTGGTACTTTAAACTAGGCGCTATTACAACAGGAAGATATCGTCGCAGAGTAATTGTACCATCTTTTAACGTTAACGGTGAACTTAATTTTTTTGTTGCTAGATCAATTGACCCAGACTGTAATTTTAAATATATAAATGCACCTACAGACAAAAAGACAATTATTTTTAATGAATACAGTATTGACTGGCAAGATGAGTTAACTTTAGTTGAGGGACCGTTTGATCTAATGAAAACAAATGAAAATACAACTTGTCTCTTAGGTTCTAACCTTACAGAAGAGATGTATTTATTTCAAAAGATCATAAAACACAGAACACCTGTAGTTCTTGCATTAGATTCTGATATGCAACGCAAGACTCAAAAAATTGCTTCTCTGCTTAACTCTTATGGGTGTCATGTAAAGATAGTTGATTTAGGTGCAAAAAGCGACGTAGGTGAAATGACAAAAAACGAATTTAAAAAAGCAAGTATGAGTGCACTGTCATGGGAAAGAGATACAAGGTTAAAATATAAAATTTCAGAAATTGGAAGCGGATCTATTCTCTGATTTTAGATAGTTATCTTTAGGAGTGTTCTAATGAAATTATCAAGAGCAGCGCTGAGATCGCTAATCGATGAAGAAATAAAACATTTAATGCAAGATGATGTTGTACTTAAACATCATGATGCTCCCGGTATTTTAGATGACTTTGATGAGCCTGATCATCAAGATCACGGTAGAAACTTAAGTTATGGGCATACAAAGTCAAGTGACCGCGAAGGTCGGTCTACTAAAAAGCAGTTGTATTATATTTTTACAAAGTCTCAAAGCTTGCATGACATGCTTCACGATGATGATGATCTTCCAGAGTGGGTGCAGAGCAAAGTGTCTCGCGCAGCAGATAAAATAAATTCTGCTTATGAGTATATTGAGTATAAGTTAAAATCACACTAGAATTCTTGTACATCTTCATACACGTGATGAATAATTTAAAAAGATTATGAGAAAATTCCGTTGAGGATTGATGAGAATAGTTCACATAGCAGATGTTCACTGGCGAGGCTTGTCTCGTCACGATGAATATCGTCGTTCGTTTACTGATTTTTTTGAAAAGACAAAAAATCTAAAACCAGACGTCATATACGTCGCCGGCGATATTGTTCATAGTAAGACACAGGGTATATCACCTGAGCTAATTGACTGCCTGTCATGGTGGTTTACAGAAATGGCTAAAATATGTCCAGTTCATGTTATTCTTGGCAACCACGATGGACTTATTTTAAACGAACAAAGGCAGGATGCAATAAGTCCTATTCTAACAGCCCTGGATAACCCTAGAATACATCTTTATAAGAAGTCTGGTGTTTATCCCATCGACTCTTCTGGATTTAACTGGTGTGTATTTTCATGCTTTGATGAGGACGGCTGGTCTGGAGTTAAACCGATTGAGAACGAAGTTAATATTGCATTGTATCATGGTGGCGTCATAGGTTCTATGACAGATATTAATTGGGAAATTGAGGGTGAAATAAAAGCAGATTTTTTTAAAGAGTATGACTTTGCACTATTAGGTGACATACATAAGTGTCAGTTCCTCACAGAAGATAAACGAATTGCATATTGCGGGTCTAGCATACAACAAAATTATGGAGAAGACCCTGGCAAAGGTTTTCTTGTCTGGGACATAAAATCAAAAGATGAATTTGATGTTAATTTTGTTGAAATTTTACATGACAAGCCTTTTATTACAATCGATTGGAAAGAAAATGTAGAAAAGACGCTAAATGAAGCAGATAACTACCCATCCGGAGCAAGATTTAGAGTAAGAGCTGATTGTTTATTGCATCAAGCAGATATGAAGCTTTTAGGTGCAAGATTAAAATCTCAAAAAAATGCAGCAGAAATTGTTTATAAAGTTGATAAAAATGTTGAAACTGGTTTTATAGAAGCCAACAAAGGACTAATAGAAAAGAAAAGTTTAAGAGACAGTAGCTTACAAAGAGAGTTAATGAGAACATATCATCAAAACGCAGGCTTGACAAAATCAGAGTGGAATAAGTTTGATGATCTTGTATCTAGATTTACAAATGAGTCGTGTAGACAAGATAGTTCAATAAGAAACTCAAGATGGGTAATAAAAAAGATAGAGTTTGATAATACATTTGGTTACGGAAAGGGCAATGTCATTGATTTTGAAAAACTTAATGGGATTACTGGAATTTTTGGTAAAAACAGATCAGGTAAATCATCTATTATCGGTACTTTGATGTATGTGTTTTTTAATACTACAGACAGGGGTTCAATTAAGAATGAACACATTATAAACTCTAGAAAAGCACACTGCAAAGTAAACGCATGGTTTAGTGTTGATGGAACATGTTATCGTGTAGAAAGGTTTACGATAAAAAAACAAAATCGAAAGGGTGTTACATCATCAACAACGGGATTAAATCTTTTTAAGACTGACAGCAATGGTGTTGATATCGAAGATTTATCAGAAGAGCAGAGAAGGGAGACTGAAAAAATACTACGGACTTTGATTGGTGGCGCAAATGATTTTCTATTGACATCTTTAGCACCTCAGGGGGACATGAACACTTTTATAAAAGAAAGAGCAACTTCTAGAAAAATGATTCTAAGTAAGTTCTTAGACTTAGATATCTTTGATAAAATGTATGATCTTGCAAAAGAAGAAGCCATGCCTTTAAAAACAATAGCACGCTCGGCACCTGAGACTGATTATGATGTTGAAATTAAACGTGTAAGAGAAAGCTTAAGAAGAAGAAAAAACAAGATTGTTAGTGTTGAAAAAGATATAAAAGATAATCGACACATACTGCAAGACTTTAAGATAAAGCTTGCTACTTCTTCCAATCCTGATGTTGTCTCTCAAGAAGACCTGTCTGATCAAAAGACAGTTGTTGAAAAATTAAGCAATGATATTACAAAAAATACTAGTCAAAAAAATACTGTTCTTTTTGATGTTGGCAAACTAAATTTAAAAATTCAAATGACCGAGCAGGTCATGAAAAAGTTTCCGATAGAAGAAATTAATGAGAGAATCGATGAATGTTCTGATATTCAAAAGGGCCTTGTTGATTTAGAACACAAACATAAATTACAAAAAATTGAATTAGCATTGCAGGAAAAGTCAGTAGCGATATTAAATGATGTTCCTTGTGGTGATAATTTTCCTACTTGTAAGTTTATAAAAAATTCTTATAAAAATAAAGAAAAAATTGCTGGGCAAAAAGACTTAGTCAGCACAATTCACGAACAAGTCAAAGTGACAAAACGTGCCTTGAAGATGCTTGAAAAGCAAGATTTGAATGAACAAAAAAGAAAATACGAAGCATTACTTAAACGTCTTAACGAAATAAAAATTGAAGTTTCTAAGAAAAAAATTACATTACATGATTTAGCTACAAAAGAAAGTACTTTTAAAACTAAGCTAGTTGATGAAAAATTAAAATTTTCAAAAATGGAAATAAATGTCGAAGATGATAATTCAAATAGTGCAGGTATTAAATTAAAAAATAAAATAAGAGAATTATCAGGTGAAATTAGCAATCTGGATGCTGATAGACTTGGCCTTGCAGAGCAGATCGGACACAATGAAGTTAAACTCACGAATCTTAAAAAAGAAAAACTAAAGTATGCAACAATAAAAAATGAATTAAAACTATACGACATGTTTTTACAGGGTGTTTCTAAGAAAGGAATACCTCGACAAATTATTTCTTCTCAATTACCACTAATAAACATTGAAATTTCTAAAATCTTGCAAGGAATTACAGGCTTTACTGTTGAGTTAGAAGCAGACTCAGATTCAAATGCAATGGATATCTATATAAACTATGGTGATTCTAAAAGAATAATAGAATTAGCATCTGGGATGGAAAAAATGATGGCGTCTCTAGCGATTCGTGTTGCACTTATTAATATTTCTTCACTACCTAAAACAGACATGCTTATAATTGACGAAGGATTTGGCGCTTTAGATGAAACAAATATAGAGGCTTGCAATACTCTCTTAGAATCTTTGAAAAAGTGGTTTAGAAACATTATTATTATTTCTCATATAGACGCTGTCAAAGACTCAGTCGACAATGTAGTTGATATTTCTTCAGTAGGAAATAATTCACTGGTGAGGTACGACTAGTGACAAAGAAACTTATAGAAGAAAAAAATAATATGCTTTATGTGTACCACGATAAATTTTGTGTTGTAAAGCCAAAAAATCACCAGCCAACGATACCTGTTGCATGTCCTCTGTGTGATTTTATTTTGTCTGACAGTGATGATGATATTTCTTACAAAGAAAATAATTGTTGTTTAGATTGTACGAGAAGGTGGGTCCAGCCAAATCGTGAAAAATGGGTTAATGGATGGCGCCCAACCAATGGACAAATTAAAAAGCAACAAAAAGAAAGGCACTCCATGCCGA